GTCGACAGAACTCAGGATCAGCGACCATCGGAATCCGAGTGCTGATCTTGTAGTTCGCGTCATACATGGAGTCGAGGTTGCGATCCTCGGTAAGCCTCATCGGCATCGTGAAGTTGTAGGTGAACGCGGTCGGCTTGGGAAGCTGCGCCACACGAACGCCACGATAGTAGAGGTAGGAACTCGCTCCACGGTGAATTTCCAGTCCATCGACAACCCAAGAAGGATCGCTGGCCAGAAAGATTTTGAATCTGTCATCGAAGACAGATTCAATCTCCTCGCCGGAGATCATGAACGTGGTGCAGTTCGGCCCGATGTCTTTGGGCTGACGGCTGATGGAGCCGTTTTCATCGAGCGTATTCGCATGGAGTTCGCGATACGCCTGCCAGACTTCCCAGTTCTTGCCGAGTTCCGTCGTGAACGCGAGTTGCTCGTCGCCCATCATGATCATCTGAAATTCAGCGCCGCGAATTTCCTTGGTCACGGTGCGGAACTCGATCAGGTCGCCGCCGCGTTCAAGGGTGATCTTGTGTCCGGTGCGGAGCAGCGTCGCAAGGGCGAATTTCAAGCCCGTGCCGAAGTAGCCGATCGGGCTCTTCGAGTTCTTGACCGACACACCCATCGTTCGGATGACGTCGAGGTCGATCAGTCCGTGGTTCTGAAAGAATATGGTCACTTCGGTAGCCTCCGGGGTTATGCTATGCCTACAGCATACCCCGGAGACTTGGCCTGTGACCAGTTCAGTTATTCGTTCGAACCGAACTTGATGGTCTCGGTGGCGATCTTGATCCACTTGGAGCGGTTCTCTTTCGCCGAACGGCACTTCGTGTCCAGCGCCGTGACCCTCCACAGATGACCGCTGTTCAGTTCCAGAAGAACATCGTCCTTCTGAACCTGACCGTTTTCGGCGATCACGTCGATCTGGGAGTCGGTCTTCTCGCCACCGCCGACGGTCAGACGATGCAGTTTCACGGTGAACGGCGTCACCAGTTCGAGTTCATCCTCGGGGAACGCCTCGACCTTGCCGCCTTCGCCCTTCATTTCCAGGACGATGTGTCCAGTGGAGTTGCGAAGCGCCTGTCCGGCGGAGTTCTGCAGGACGGTGCCGAAGCGGTTCGGTTCTTTCTTGAGTTGATACAGATCAGGCACGATGATTTCCTCTCCAGGAAGTTGTTTCAGGGGTTCTTCGACGTAGCGAACGAAGTCAGTCGCCGTTCGCCACTTTCTTGCATAGACGCCATCGGGGTCACCGATTCTGGCGTGGTAGTGAACATCAGAGAGATATGCACACTTGAGTTCATATCCTTCGTATCGGGTAGATCTCCGAATGTCCAGCACTTTCTGTGGCGACTCTCCGGTTTTCAACCGAACGAGATCACCAATCTGAAATTCACATTCAGTCACATCACATATTCCTTCCTCTGATCTCGCTGCTGCCACATGAAATCGAGATGTGTTCTCACCATCTCGAATATCTCGGGATTGTTGTAGAGCCTGTTCGCGCCAGACGGATGCGGAATCACGCTGAACAGACCGTGGTGTTCCTCCCACTTGGGATGATCGAACCAGTCGCACCAGTGGTATTTCGTCCGCTCGATCTCGAAAGCTTCCGCAACGGCTGGCCCAAGGAGAACAACCTTGCGTCCGCGAAGCAGAGAACGCAGATTCAGAACTTCCTTGGTATGGTAGATAGGCGAGAAACCGTCGGGGTCGTAGCGGGCACTCACATTGATACAGTCGAAGTTCTCACGAAACGCCTGTTCGGTGACACCCATCATTCTGACGATGCGGTCGCCGGAACTTCCAGGACGAACGGGCAGAACAAAGCCCTCGTCCTCGTATCGAGAAGGCTGTTGTCCAACAAATACGATTCTGCTCATGCTGGTCTCCAATGCAGGCACTAACACAGGTTAGCTTGGAGAAGGCGGCGTGACCATGTCTTGAGGTTCCCATATGAAAACTCCGAACCATTCGGTTCCGTCTTCAATATCAAGGGTATCCTGATTGTCCCAGACCCACTTGTAGAATCGATTGTCCTGAATCCACTCATAGCGCATGACGAAGCGAGTGCCACGAGTTCGAACGAACTCGGCCCATTTCTCACGGGCAGCGACGGGAGGCCGACCTCCCATCGCCTTGCGAATCTTGTCAGCCAGAATGTCGTGGTTCATCTCTCTGGGCGACGACATGGTAGTCTCCGTTCTGCGTATCTATCACAGCAACAATACGAAATCCCTGCTGAGCCAGACTGCTCACCATCTGGCCGAGTTCGTGAATTCCACGAGCGGTATAGACTCCAGCTTCCATCAGAACAAACTCAGTTGTTGAGCCTGTCCGGCGTCCATGTCGTCGGCATCACGGAAGCCCAAGAACACAGGAAAGCGCGGAGCCTCCTTCGCACCGGTCGGGAAATATTTGAACTTGACAATCTTCCCGATCAGTCGGTCTCTGTCGCGCCAGAGTCGCAACCGAGTTTCTTCATCGAAGCCGGTGCCGATGCGAACTTCATACTCTGAACCATCCGGCCAGTAGCCGACACATTGAATCGCTCCAAGTGTGTCCATCGGGATGAGGTTCTCTTGGTGTCCAGATCTCTCGGCATATCCGAGTTCGTTGGTTGTCTGCTCATTGGCGTTGTGCCTCAGTTCATGAACGGTGGTGATCGTGGCTTCGGTGTCCAGGAACTGCTTCATCTTGATGAGCGTCCCTTCCTTGGGCGTCGATCTTCCGAACTTGTAGTATCCATGTGGATCGCGAAGGATGACACCTTCATGCCCACGAGCGAGCAGTCCTGCTTCGTATTCCAGAAGCAGTTCCATCGTGCTGACAGTCACGGTCTCCAGCACTTCGCAGAATGTCGGAAGTTCGGTGTTGGAAATCTCCCAGAACCTGTCGACATACGGCTCGGCCGAGTCCCACTTGTCGAACACATAGAACTTGGAGTTCAGTGCGTCCTGATTGTCATAGGACATTACCGCCGAACTGGTCCGACGATATGCGTCAGGAGCCAGAGGGTCACCTGTGACAACCTCAAGGTCCAGCCCCTCAAGCTGTCTCTTGTGGTTCGCGACCCAAGACTGGAGCCATGTCGACCGAAGCGGCTTCAAGCTGCGAGTCCACGCGATTCCGTCGCGAATCAGAAGGCGAATACCGTCCAATTTCGGCTGCGCGAGGACGGGAAGTTGACGTTCGACCAGCGATTTATCGAACTTACAGGCGAGCATTGGCTTCATGACTGTTTCCTTGGACATCTGTGGTGCTGTTGGTGGCGGGCCAATGGGCTAGGGTGCGGCCAGCGCGGCCACAGGCGCGGCCAGCGGGGGGCCTTGCGGGCCTTGGCAGGGGTAAGGGTGCGGCCAAGGCGCAAGGGCATCAGGCGGGCTCCGTTTGGCGTCATGACAATAGTGTAGCACGGCGCGGTTTCGGCGAAAATCAGAATGGTTCTTCAGGCTGATCTAGTTCTAGCTGAACCGGCTCCATCCAGTCGATCTTGCCGTAAATCTTGGACCATGCTTCACGACACTGATCAAGAGTGCCGAAGTCGTAGTGATAGGATCGCTTCGCTACCCTCTTGGGCCGACCGTGTTCATCAGGCTCCTCGACGAGTGTTCTCCGCTGAGACTTGGTGATGTGTGGACAGACCCTGGAAAGGAAACGACCTAGAGCCGTTTCGTTTCCACGACGTGAGAATTTCCATTTCTCAGCATAACTGGTGAAGTCGTGAGTAACTGCGTCGCAGAGAACGTTGCGTTCCCACTTAGCGTCGTGATCCAGAATACGCCCGTTCTGCAGTTTTCTATACCACCACTCTTCGTCGATGCTCATGGACAGCAGCTTTTGTTCTTGCAGAGCGTCAGTCTCAGGAACGTCACGAACCTGGAAGTCGGTCAAGTCAACAGATTGCAGGAAGTAGAGAAGGGCCTCGTAGCCGCCGTTCTCCATCTGGTCGATCAGGGCCTTGAAATAGGCTTTGTCCTGCTTTCTGTTCTCGCCCATATCCAGAACGAAATACCTGCGTTCGTCTCCGGTTGCCCGAATGACGTGCGGGTCGTTGGAAGCCATGATCAGGTGGACGTAGTTCGGATACGTCTCGACGTCGACTCCTTTTGCTTCAATGGGAATGGAGTCTTCTGTGACGAGCATCTTGAGAACAGATTCGTGTCGTTTGTCGCCAGCGAAGAAAGCTTCGTCGGCGAAAAGCGGGATGACGTCCCGCAGGTGAGCGTTGAAGTTCCCAACAAGATGCGACGGGTTCGCGACATGCAGAAAGTGCCTTCCGAATAGACGCCCAAAGAGAGTGGCAAACAACGACTTCCCTGTGCCTTTGCCACCACGAAGAACGATCGCGACTTCGCCAGGAGAAGCTGGAGTCTGAACAGTCCGCGCCAGCCAGTTGATCACATATTTGTAATAGTCCTCACGGCCAGAGCAGACGTTGTCACGAATGTGCGCGAGATACAGAGAACAGTCGCCGGGGCGAGGCTCTACGTTGAAGCCGCGCCATAGATTGTAGACACCCGGACGATCACCCTGAGGCATGAACTTCATGGTGTCATACTGTCGGCGGTTCGGACTGTTCAGCCAATACTTGCCGAGAGACTGCATGATTGGCAGACCCTTGTCCGTCGTGCCGACCTGAACCTGAATGTGACCATATCGGTTGCGAATGTCCTCGAACGAAGACAATGTGATACGGCTGCGGTGGAGAACCTCGTCGGTAATCTCTTCAATAACACGGCACTTTCCACCGATGTTGCCAATGACCGCATGTCGATCATTCATCGTTGTAAGGTTCGGATCCTCGCAATACTCCTTGGCTCGCTTGATCTGCCTGCGAGCATACCGATCAGCGCCACCTTTCAACTCAACAACAGAGGAGGCGATGCCCCAATCAGCGTCAGTGATCAGAGAATAGATGACTGCGTCCGGAACTCCACAGCGAACCAGAGAGCAGACGCAATCGAAGAGCCACGCCGAGCGAGAGTTGTCATCCTTCTTGGGCTGATCAGGGTGCATACCCTGAGCAACGATAATCTTGACACGATCTGGAACGTTCCACGCATCCAATTCTGAAAGATCTTGGATGCGTTCCACATTACCGGGAATGTCAAGGTTCTGACCGTAATCGCCACCATCACGAGCCGAACTGCCGCTCGAGATCTGAACTCCCGCTGCCTTTTTGAATTGCTCGAGATCATACTCATTCTTGGTGAACTGGAGCAGCGCCGCCAGTTCCTCAACACGGCCCTTCTTACGCTTCTTGGCGTCAGGAACGTTGACTGTCCCAGGAAGGCGCATGATGCGGTCGACGTTGTGGCAGTGATCGCCTCCGAAGATCTGCTCCAGACGCTTGTTGTAGAGTTCGAACTCCTCGGCCTTGGCGATGTCACCATCAATGACCACGGGCTTCTTGAGTTTCCAGAAAGCCTGGAAGCCGCCGCCCGAGAACACGATGCAGGTCGGCTCGGGAACTCCCTTGGGCAGACGATCCGTAAGAGTGGACAGCGCCCGCTCACGCTCTTCCTTGAGATCTTGACCATCGGCGGGGTCGATATCAACGTGCAGCCATTCGGCAGAAGAAATGTCTTCCTTGTTGGCCTTGCTCGTTGCCTTGCCCTTCACCGTGTTGACGGAGAAGTAGATGTTGCGATCGCCGTTGAATTTGTTCAGCCAAGAGAGCAGTTCCTTCTCCTCCGACGGAGTGAAGGTCGTGGTCGTGATACCCTTGCGATCAGTGCTGATACTCGTAAGAACCCAAGGACCATTCGGGTTCCATTTCTTGAGGAACTCTACTGCTCTCTTGCTGTCACCCTGCATGGCTTCTCCAGTATTCGATAAGTGGCTCGCAGGGAACCTTGCCAAGTTCCATCTGATTGAACCAGAACCTCGTGACGCCCATTTCCTGAGCGCATTCTATTTGCCTTCTTCCGGAACGCTTCCTGAGAATATAGCACTTCTCATGGTCGCGCAGCCCGCCGAGATCACCAACGACATCTTCCGTCTGGGGAATTTGTCCCCTTTCAATTCTGCCATAGGTCTCTCGGTGAATACCGAACAGCGCGGCCATCTGTTCTTGACTGAACTCCAGCCGACGCCTGTAGAGAATCAGCTTCTCGCGAGGCGTGAGTTCTCCGACCGCTCTGCAATGAATTTCAGCAGCCGTTCCTTCTCCAGCTTGTTCGGCATATACAGATCCGCTTCCAAGATCATGTCCTGCCGTGTCATCTTGTCCCATCTATCTTTGATCCACATTCCGTCGAAGAAGAACCACGAGCACGAAACCTTCGCGCAGACCATCGCGAAGCCACCCGCTCTCGCTCTCCGGTATAGCCAGATCCCCTGCTCTTTCGATAGAGGATGCTTGAACTTCACCGGATTGGTGTCCGCTCCCTTTGGCCACGCATCCAGATTCTTGCATTCGAACCATCCTCCAATGAAATTGACGTCGGGAATTCCCAGCCCTGTCTTTGGGCTTTCGATACAGACAGGGTCCAACGAAGACAGCGCCCTCGTCAGCACCGACTTCATACTAGCCTCTGACATAGAGCCCCGTGTCCACTTTCCGGAAATTGTTGACTTTCGGCCGACGAACAAAACGGAAGCCCTGAGAGACAAGACGACCGTTGATGTTCTCCATCTCGGTAGCCCAAGAAGGGCGGTGGAAGTGAAACTCGATGGCGATGGTGTGAACCTCGGTCGGAAGATTGGACCAGTCCAGAGAATACTCGCCACCTTCGCAGTCACACTTGATGAAATTCACACCAGTTGCCAGAAGTTCCTGGAAGTGAACCACGGGCACCTGAACTTCCTCGCGACCGCGGAACGGCTCGATGGAGTTGGTGGCCGAGAAAGTCTTTCCGAGATACAGTGGAATGAACATCTCGGGATACGTCTGATCGACGACAGCGGCCATGATCAGTTCAGTTCCTGGACGAACGTTCTTCTTCAGAACCTCTTCCATGCGACGATCCGGCTCCACCGAGATGATCGAGGCGGGCTCGAAGCTGCGACTTAGAAACACGTTGAAGAAGCCGCAGTGAGCGCCGAAGTCCAGGACACGAGCACCCTTGGCCCGTTCAGCGACACGACCATAATCACGACGCTGCTCGGTGAAGACATAGGGATCTCCATGCCCCATGAACCAGACATCGTATTCGGGATGATATTGCATGATGGGAACCTTCTAGTTGGCTTTTACAGTAGCCGCTTGACACCGCCGAGACAATGGCTAAAGTTCTACGAAAGTCAGCGGAATCTTCGCTTCGAGGAACATTTCCGCAGCGATCTTCATTCCCGGCCACCGATCCAGCATCTCACTCGGCGGCCTGTGAGTGTAGACTTCACGAATGCCACCATGAATGATCGCAGCGGCGCACCGTTCGCAGGGATGGTGCGTCACATACATGATCGGATACTTGAGTCGATGAACTCCGATCTGCGACATCGCGTGATGCTCTGCGTGGATCACCCTTGGATATTTCCATTCCCGATCGTGCAGCATGTCTTCGGTGTGGGGAATCTGTTCAGGAACATGATTGTATCCCCAAGACACAATGCGGCCTTGATCGACGATGACAGCGCCCACCTTGGTCGAGGGATCTCGGCTCATCGAAGAGTGCGCCCATGCAATGTTCATCAGGGTCTTGTGATGATCAGACATGCTGGAAACTCCCATCTTTACCCTGAGCCCACTGACGGGCGGCGTTGATCTCCATCTTGACCTGGATCTTCTCAACCAGATCAAATTCGTAGATCTCTTCGAGCGCGCCGAGACAGGTCATGATCTTCCTGATCTGAAGAACAACCTGCGTTCTCTCCGCACCATGGAAGATCGCGGACAGAAGATCGATAGCCGCTGCGTTCAAGATCATGGCGGCATCGATTTCAGTGTCGATCGCACTGTCGACTTCTTCGACAGCTTGATCTTCAGCGTGAACATCGAAGCCGATGCAGTTCGCAACCTGAACGAGAACGATCGCGACATCAGCAGACTCCATCGAGATCTTCTCGACATCATCCAGCTTCATGAGAACGTTCGAAAGTTCGATCGCTTCCTTCGACATTCGGATAGCGACGCCCAGAGTGTTGAGGGCAGCATTTCCGAACGTATCGATTCCCCACTGGTGAATCGTTTTCTGGTTCCATTTCATGCGAGATTCTCCATACCTTTCTCGATGGCCACATCTTCAGGCAGAGTGATGATTCCTTCTGCCTCATCCCATTCGTGTTGGCTCTTGGGAAGCCAGACAGCATCCTTAAGACCGACGTCGAACTTTCTCGCCTTCTCTGTCTCGGCGATGAACCGAGCAGGAATATCCAGAAGGTTGCTTTTCATTTCTTGACTTCTCCCCACGAAGGACCACATTCAGTATCGACCTTGAAGGGAACCCACGGCTTACAGCGAGTAAGAACGCAGTCCCTCATGATATCGCCAGCAGCTTTCGCTTCTTCAACAGAACCGAAGCTACCGTCAGTTTCGTCGTGAACCTGTAGCTGGATGAAGTATCCCGCCCGATCTAGTTCCACAATGGCCAGCTTCGTCTGATCCGCAGAAGAACCTTGGATGATTCTGTTCAGAGCCTTGTGGGTGAAGTCGTAGGTTCCATCATCACGACGTTCGAAGTTCAACTGTCGACCGAAGATGGTTTTGACGAAGCCTTTCTCTTTGGCTCTTTCAGTCGCAGCCTCAGCCAGCTTTCCGACATATGGAACTTCACTGTTGAAGTTATCGAGAATATCGCGACCTTCCGGACCAGCGACCTCCTTGACGTATCCCTTGCCAGCCTCCATCCGAGCAGACATCGCTTCGTAGCGATGCTCGAACAGTTCGGTTCTGCGATACTCACCCCATCCAGTGATCAAAGCCCAACGAGTGGGAAGGCCGATGTCGTGACACAGTTTCGCCTCGCCCTCGCCATAGCACAGGCCGAGAAAGATATTCTTCGCATATCCCCGGTTGACCTTGAAGTTGGGAGACTTCTCTGCCAACCACGCATCGACCTGAGAGTCACCATGAATGAGTCGCGTCATCATCTCATGGTTGTCGGTGTTCGGGTCGTTCTGGTAACGGAGGGCAGCTTCTCTCGCCTTGGGTAGATCCATCACAGCCGCGAAGTGAGTCGTCCACCGGGGCTCCTGCTGAGAATAGTCGTTGCAGCCCCAGATCGCTCCTTCCTCTGGTATGAAGATCTTGCGCCATTCTCCAGCAATTTCAGGATCACGGTCCGGTGAAGGCTGTTGCTGCATGTTCGGATCAGCAGCAGAAAGGCGTCCATACCGAACGCCTTTCTGGTCACCGTCCTCGTCCTCCCGAGCGATCTGATGGAAGCTGCAATGGATGCGACCGTTGATCGCATACTTCCGAATAGATGCTGCGAAAGTGGTGCGGATCTTGTTCACCTTGCGGGCGCGAAGAACTGCACTCGCAACCGGATGCTTCGCTCCAGCCAGCAGCGCCTTGTCGATCTGCGGTGCGCCAGTGGAAGTCTTGCCGAGACGCATACCGGTCGCTTCAAGAGCAGGAGCCAGAGCGTTGGCTTTCCATACATCACCGAAGCCGATCTGAACACCAGTCTCGTGCTTGATGAGACGCAGGGCTTCTCGCTCTTGATTTTCCGCCCAGATTTCGATCTGCTCAAGACGATCAAAGTCAATGCGAACACCACGGCGTCGCATACGAACCAGAACCGGCAGAACATCGGACTCAAGGTCCCAGATCTCCCGAAGGCCGCGCTGCTCGATGATCTTCTCTTGGGCACTGAGGATTTCCAGCGGAGAGGTAACGTCTTGCTCACCATATTCGCCGACATAGCGAGCGGGAAGTCTCCACAACCCTTTCTTGGGGTCAAGCCCAAAGGAGCGCGCAGCCTCCAGCAGAACGTTCTCGTCCTTCGACTGGATGCCATATCTCTCGCCGATTGCTTTCAGCGAGTAGTTCATGTGAAGTTCGTAGATCAGAGGGTCGGCGATCTGAATATCACGAAACTTGGCATTCGGGTTCCACTCGAAACCGTCAGCGTAGCCATAGTCAACATCGTAGGAAAGGTTCGCTCCGACGAACTCTCCCTCGAAGTCCTTGATCTGTGCTCTCAGATATCCGAGAACCTGCTCGATCGGTAGGTTATCACCACCCTCGTGTCGGAAGGGAAGGTAATGCTTTGGTCCACCATCAATGGCGAATGCCCATCCCACCGAGTAACCATCTCGGATAGCACCCGGTCCAAGGCCATTGCTGAGAGATGGATCGCGAGTTTCTGCGTCGATCGCAATTCTCTTTGCGCCCTTCCAAGACGGTAGATCTGACATAGAAGGAGGGGACCATCTGGCTTCAGGAGTAAAGAAGCCAAGCTGGAGAGCGCCTCCCTTGTTGGGATCACTTTTCTTTCTGATGACCACGTTTCTGGTTCCATTCCTTGAGCCTGATTGCAGGGTCCCACTTCGGAGGAAGCAGGACCAAGATTACGCAGATCGCGAGGAGGAACCACGTCACGTCGGACCACCTTCATGCCAGTCATCATAGCCGAAAGGATGCTCCATGCCGTCGAGACCCTTTCTGTGGACCTCTGTGGCCGTGCTGGTGGCGGGGGCCTGCCCTACAGCACCGCCAGCCGCGCCACAGGCCGCGCCAGCAGGGGCCGCAACGGGGGCGGCGGGTGGTAGGGTAGCGGCGGGGGCTTGTGCCCTGCCAGCGGCCAGCACAAGGCTCGCCAGCGTATCACGAGCAACGCGCAACATTGCGTCATCGCACTTGTAGGACAAGGCCTCGCAGATGGACCGTTCCTTGTCACCAAGCTGGTTCACAGCGACGAACCTCTCGGTGCATTTCGCCAGCTTGTATCCATTGCCGATCGGATGGTTGAACACGGCGATGGGATCAACAAGGCGAATGGCGATCATCTTGTCGATGTAGGTCATGGCCTTCTTGAGATCGGCCAGCCCGTTCTTCTTGCGCCAGCGAGCGACATACTTCGTGGCGTTCCCAGGAAGATAGCCCATGCCGATATCAGTCACCCAGTCCCAATGCTGATACTCGGCCTGATAGTGGTCGCCTCCTTCTTGGGCGACGTAGCGATTGTCAGGTTCTGTTCCGTCGTTCATGATCAGGCTCCAAGGTCAGGAAGGTGGACCCAATCCGAATTCTTGCACTCGTAGAAGAGATTCAGAATGGGTTCAGGATACAGAGACGCTTTCTGCTTGAAGCGTTCCTCGATGAACACTCGCATCGTCTCCAGGTTGCGGTTCCCGAGGCGAAGTTGGTCCTTCGCATACAGGTAGAGTTCGAGCAGATCCAGACCCTTGAGCCAACTCTGAAGCAGATCGTCGAGGTTGGTGTGATGGAACTCGCCGAACAGTTCGCCGAGAATCCTCTGCTCCATCTCCATCATCGAGAACGGCTCGATGAAGCCGCCGTAATGAATAGAAGGAGAGGGAATGTCTCCGATCAGTCGCTCAGGCACATCATGCTCCACGATAGCCCAGAGAAGCTGGATGGGTGCGTCCGGCCAGAGAAGGCGAAGGATCGCCAGCATGTTGAAGGAATGCTGTGCATTCGAGTATTCCCCGATGGTGCGAATGACATGCAGTCTCTGCACGTCACCCGCCTCACGAAGAAACTTCACACGCTCTTGGTTCGTGAGAAGTTTATACATTCACTTGATCCTCCGCTCGATCCACTCGATACCGGCCTTGCGCCAGTCGGTTGCGACGCAGGTCTCTGTGAGAATGGACTGCGCCTTTCCATACTCCTTGTTCTTGTAGGCTTGCCACGCGAGCAGCATGGGAATCGCCACCTTCTTGAAGAACTTGTCCTGGAAGCCGAGGACAGCGCCTTCATTGATGAACATATCGAGTTCCTGCATCCAGGTCTCGATGTCCGTGTTCACCATCGGGAAAGGCTCCACGCCTCCGATGCTGTAGTCGTCGAAGCCGGGAGACAGCGTCAGCAGAGAAGCGTGTTTCTCCATCGTAGAGACGTAGGCGTGGAAGTTCGTAGAGACCTGCCAGTAGTGGCCGACACGGAAACCAGTCCACGCTGCCATGAACTCCTGAAGCATTGAGAAATGAACGGCATTCGCGCCGTAGGCTCCCCAGATCATGTCGTTGCTGCGGTTCTCGACGGTCATGTCAAGTTCACCATCCCGCACACGAAACTTGATTGCCGTATTGCAGGGAAAGTCCTTGCCGCCACGGGCGAGGTCGACGCGAGGATCCCACATCTGCAGAACGATACGGCGATCGTCAGGGTTCGTGCGAAGCAGGTGGGCGATGATGTCCAGCTGATCGAAGCCGAAATGTTTCCGCCAGCGATAGCCGTAGGCCCCATGGAAGGTGACACCATCATCGCTGTAGTTCACGATGGACGAGTTGAACCGGCTGATCCACTCGACATCATTGCGACCAGCGATCATCCACAGTCCTTCCATAAAGTGGAAGAACGGGTTGGCGTCCCTCTCTGGGTAGAACACGACACGCTCGGTCGGCCGCTCATAGATCGTTGTCACCGGAGTCCGGAACACCTTGACAGGACCGTTGCGGCTGTCACGGAGAACGCCGTATTCATTCACGGCATGAAGCCCAAGCAGAAGGGCCTCGTTGACGTTTCGGGAAGAGATAATCTGCATTACATCAGGACTCCAAAGTGGTTGAACATGATGTCACTGGCCTTGTCAGCGAACTCGCCTTTCAAGGAACCGGTGACGGTGTCGAGGTTTCCGTTCGCAAGATCGACGACCTGCTGAGCAACGGTCTTGCGGTCGAAAAGAGGAAGCACATCGAGAGCAGCGTCTCGGAAATTCTCCGCTTGACGATAGTTCATGTGGCTGGTCTCGAGGATGATGTCAGCGTATTGCTGAGGATCGTTACCTCCGGCGGGAATTCCAACGTAATGAACACCCTCCTCAAAGATCTCCGAACCCATGCCCATCTCAGTGGCGACGGGGATCACACCATGGATCATGGCGTCAACGACGACACGGTTCCAGTGACCGCCGATCGCCGAATACTTTCTGGACCAGCTAGGGTCAACCAAGACCCGAGCCTGCGTCAGCCACGCGGCGACTTCATTCGTGTTCCAGTAGCCGTGATGGACCATGCCGTTCATCTCGGCAGCTTCCCAGAATCGCATACCGCCGAACCACGCGTCGTCAGCAGGACCGTGGAAATATTCTTCCTTGCACTTGTCCTCGCTGGTCATATACTGATACTCGATGCCCATGCCAGCGACTTCGCGCAGTTCGCCATCTTCCTTGTTGGGCATGTAGGCGATCGCTTGAATGAGTTCATGAGCATGTTTCCAAGCCTTGAAGGTCTGCATGTTCACGAATCCCGGCTTCTTGGAAGACCAAGCTGCGACGCCACGAACCGGCATCTCCTGGGGATTGAGGATCAGCGCCCGCGGAACGGGAATGAAGTCGGAGCCGTTGAGCGCACAGCCATGGACACAGGCCAGACCAGACAGCTTGTCATGGATCGCCAGAATGTGAGGCGCACCTTGGCGAATGTTGCCGTCATGAACGAAGGCGATCTGCTTCACCTTGGGCGGAAGGTCATACAGTTCCACCCATTCGTGATTGCCGAGGTTCTCCTTGTTCTTGGAAGGAACAGGCACGGTCCAGATCACGAGGTCATACCCAGAGAGGATCTGCTTGGCAGATGTCAGGTTCGCGCCGCCCTTGTAGGGAACACGCTGCATTCGCGTGAAGTTCCAGCCCTTGCCCTGATTGTGCGGAATTCCACTTGGGCCGACGATGAAGTCACCGTCACGCCTCTGGTCGAATGCGTTCATCCCATAGACGAACTGCTTCAGATGAACTGTGTGGCCGAGATCTTTCAGGCCGCCGATCAGTTGCTCTGTGTGGTTGATGATGCCGCCAAGATCCATGACTTGGTGAAGCGCAACCAGAATTTTCATATTTCATGCCCCGCTGCTTCGTGTGATTTATAGTAGCACGGGGCGGCTGTAAAAGACAAGTGCTAGTTGTCTTTTCTAAAGCCTTTTCTTACTGCGATGATCAAGCCTACGATCGGCGCAAATCCAGCCATAAAAAACATGAAGAAACACACCCATCCGGAAAGTGCTTCCTTCTTGTTATTCTCATACCAAGTGAGCAGGATGAGAAACCACCCTGCCCACCAGACCACGAGCCAGAATGCCCAATCAGGCACGATACCGACTCCGAGGCTTGCCCTGTCCGAGACGGACGCGCTCATACTTGTCGAACTCACAGAGCGCGAATTGAATGTCCGTGGGAACGAGAACGTCTTCGTGTTCCCAGTAGATCTTCTGCCACTCGAGCAGTTCAGTGATCACCCACATCGACTTGCTTTCGCTGATCGGTGTAGCAGAGTCATCACCCAAGACGCGAGCAGCACCACGCCTCGCTCCGGGACCGATCGGTGTCCAGCTGTCCCAGTCGACAGGAAACGAGAAGCTTCCGTCTTTGGGATGCTCGAACTTCTTCTCCCAGAATCCGGTGTAGGTCGTATCCAGAAGGACTTCCTTCGTCATGAAGCCAGTGCCACCGAATCCGCCGATCTGGCGCATACGGTCTGCGACCTTCTCCCACTTGTGGGTCTTCTGGACGATTTCCATCAGTTCAGGAACGGCTTTCCACAGGTCCTTGAGAAAGTAGTCGACGACCACTTCCTGCTTCGGTGCTGAGATGCCTTGGTTCGTGATGACGTAGGCTCCGGTGAACACACGCTCTCCAGCAGCGAGCCGATCGAAGGCAACGTCCTTGATCATCTCGAAGTCGAAGTTTTCGTAATCTTGCCAGCCGACAGCCCAAGCAAATTCCCATGTCCCGAAGTATCGGAACAGAGCGCAGTTCATGAGGATCGAACGTCGATCATCGAAGAAGTGCGGACCGTAGAATCTCTGACGAAGTTCGTTGCTCGTGCGATCGTGGTGGCGGCGCACGTTCGTGAACTTGTATTCCCGAAGGATCTGATCCTTAGTCCACGGTGGACCTTGCGGAGTTTCGAAGTTCTCCGAAGCAAGTCGATCCGCCTCCTTTCGAAGGCGGATCGCTTCACGTTCGTTGAGGTAATCGTAGAACGCGGATGCCCTGAGGCTGACCATGAAGGTCAGGCCTCGGCCGGAGCCGCAGCAGCAGCGGCCTTCGCATCAGCCTTGGCCTTCGCCGCAGCCTCGCGTTCAGCCTTCTTCGCGGCCATGTCGGCCTCGCGCTTCGCCTTGGCGTCGGCCTTCTCCTTGGCCTTCTGCTCCTTGGACAGGTCCGGGTCGGTCAGGCCGTGCTTCGCATACCACGCGGCGCGACGCTCGGCGTATTCCTCGTCGGTGGCCTCGACCACGGTCATGATGCCCTTCGACTGCCAGTTGTAGACGTCCCAGGGTTCCGTGCCTTCGGTCTCGATCACGTCGACGATGGTCATGCCGTCCTTGTAGTTCGGCCAGCGATGCTGACGGCCCTGCGTCCCATCATGCTCGCCGGTCTTCTTGATGGTGGCGAACATCTTGCGGGTCGGACGCTTGACGAGGCTCGCGCCGGACGACTTGGCCAGCTTCCGTTCCTTGGGTTCCTTCGGAGCCTTGGCCTTCTTGGGCTTTTCCTCGGCCGGACCGGCTTCGCCAGCTTCCGAGGCAGCGGTGGACTCGAACTTCTCGAGCGCCTTCCAGGTCTGCTCGACAGCGTGATCGTGGTCCTTGAAGCCGCGGATCGAGGCCACACCGAGGTTGGAGGCGACGAGGTTCCGGAGTTCGAGCAGCGACTCGTCGGTCATGGCGGCGAGAGCGGCCTGCGTGTAGTCTTTGCCCAGGAAGGCGATGGTCTTGGTCATGGGTGACTCCATTTCTGCACATTTGCCTTGGAAGCACCATTGCCTCCAACATCAGAACACTACCACGGGTCTGACGCTGGAGGCAAGCACTATTTGTCGCGCTCTTGGCAAATAGTTCAGTTCTCGGCGCAGGCCCCCGTGCGGACACCCGTGATCGGATCCCAACCGCAGGCCTCAGGCTGCTCACGCTGTTCAGCCTCGTCAGCGGCCTTCTCAGCTTCCGCAGCCTTGATCGGCTCATCGTAGTTTCCAGCCGGACGGTAGGTCGTGCAGCCCTTCGCGCCGCCTTCGTAGGCCATGATGTAGAGGCCCTTGAAGTCATCGAACGAGAAGTTCGCAGGAACGTTCACGGTCTTGGAGCAAGCCGAATCGATGTGCATCTGCGCTGTGCAGAGAACACCGATATGCTCCTTGGCCGAGATCTCATTGCTGGCGACAGTGCGACCACGAACGCCCAAGGAAGAGACGCCATAGTCAGGAACCGTCACGATCCGATGACCACCGGGAACGATGACTCGACGCTTCTGTTCGTAGGCGATCACAGGCTCGATGCCGGAGGACACGTTGTCAGCGGTGAAGCTGATCGTGCCAGTCGGCGCGACCGAAGTCAGGTGCGAGTTGCGGATGCCATACTTCTTGATCAGATCACGAGTCTCATCGTCGAGCGTCTTGATGAACTCGCCCTGCAAGTAGCGTTCGGAGTCGAACAGCGGAAACGCGCCCTTCTCCTTGGCCAGCAGAGCAGAAGCACGATAGCATTCACGATTGATCGTGCCCATGATCTGATTCTGGATATCCAGGAAGAGAGGCGAGCCATAGGGAGCGCCCATCGCTTCGATAGCGTTGGCGAGGCCGGTCACACCGAGACCCATGCGCCGCTTCCTCTGGGCTTCCACCCGTTGCTGAGGCAGCGGATAGCGCGACCGATCGATCACGTTGTCCATGGCCCGAACGACATGCGGAATATCAGCTTTCAGCATATCGTAGTCGAAGTAGTAGGCACCCTCGCTGTCCTTCTTCAGATACTTCACGAGGTTGAAGCTTCCGAGAAGACATGCACCATAGGGAGGAAGCGGCTGCTCACCGCAGGGATTCGTGGCGGCGATATTCTCGCAATACCACAGATTGTTCATGCGATTGATGGTGTCGATGAACAGAACTCCCGGCTCCGCCCAATCGTAGGTTCCCCGCATGATCATGTCCCACAGAGCGTGGGGATCGACTTCGCGATAGACGCGGCCACCGAACTGGAGCGGGAACGGCTTGCCGGAGGCGAGGCATTCCATGAACTTGTCGGTCACAGCGACGGACATGTTGAACCCACGGAGCGGGCGCATGTCATACGGAATCGACGGATCGGAGACCTGCTTCGCACGAATGAAGGCCTCGATATCGGGATGGTCGATTCGCATCACCAGCATCTGTGCGCCGCGACGATTGCCTGCCGAAGAGGTAGCGCGGCACACGGCGTCATAGATAGGAGCGAACGCGAGCGGCCCGTCGGTGAGTGATTGAACACCCTTGATCATGTCGCCCTTGGGACGCAGACTGCTGATGTCGTAGCCGACGCCACCACCCTGACGCATGGTAATCGCGGCCATCTTGGCGACGTCCATGATCGAAGCGGCTGCATGGTAGCCCGGAGGAATGCTGTTGATCTCTTCCTGGGAAGGTCCGTCCGTGAAGCTGTCGTGAATGGTCGGCATCACGAAGCAGTTGTAGAGCGTCACGTTTTTGAGCGAACCAGCCCCGGCCTGAACACGTCCCGGAGGCATGAAACGCTGATAGAGGGAGATGTCACGGAAAGCCATATAGTGATCGTGGCTGTCCTGAAGAAAGCCAGACCAGCGATTGGCGGCTTCGCGAAAGGTCTCGTTCTCGCCCCGATATTTCTCTGCGTGAACGAGGTCGCAGTCCGGGTTTGTTGGTCCATACATTCGTCTGAACTCCTGTGGTGTCATTGGTTCCTCTCTTCTACATGCGGACGACGGTGACTGAGTCAGCGGCGCGGGTTATTCCTGTATAGAGCCACCGCCAACGATCGTTGCGGAAGCACCATGATTCGTCGAAAAGACAGACAGAGTCCCATTGCGAACCTTGGGACTTATGAACGGTCAGCGCGTAACCGTAGTCAAACTCCTGTGCTTCGCGCCGTTCGAACCACTTCAACTCGTCCTCTTTGCCGAGGAAGTAGTGTTCGTGAGCGCCGACCTCCACCGAGACGATGCTGTCTTCAGGCGTGATGGACATGAACACCTTCTGGTCCATTACACCAGTGACATCAGCAACGTGAAAGATCGCCCCGTTCAGCAAGCCTAACTCACTATTGTTCCTCAAGCAAACCAAACGGTCACCGATTACAGGGTAGAGGTCATGATGACCTTTCAGCTGACGAATGCGCTTGTTGCTGGATCGGCGCGTTGCGTTCTTGCCGACGAGAACTTGATCGTAGGCCAGAACCTCTTCTGGGTCCAGCTTGTGTCCCTTGGGTAGAACCTTGCAATTCTGTCCATAGTCACCGAGTTCCAGAGATTCTTGGTTGCGAACCTTGGTCGCCATCCGAAGGATCGGACTTTCCTCGGCCTGACGATGGATCTCGGTCAACATGACATCTGGTCGAACACCCTCGGTGAAATAGCCAGCACCACCGACGGGCGGCAACTGAGCAGGATCGCCCAAGACGAGAACAGGAGTTCCGAACGAGAGAAGGTCTTCGCCCATTCTGGCGTCAACCATGGAGCATTCGTCAATGATCACCAACTCGGCGTCTTTCACGATGCTGTCATCGTTGCGAATGAACATCGGCTGTTCGGCGTTGTCGATTTCATGCTTGATCTCCTTGCGGAGTTCACGAACCTTCGGGTGATTGTCGAAGTCTTCGATGCGAGCGTCGATCAGTTCCTTGAGAAGGATCTCAAGCTGTTCCTCAAGATGCTTGAGGCGAGCGCGGCTCTTGTCTCGACTGTGATAGATCAACGAATGGATCGTGGAGGCATTCTCGCAGCCTTTGCTCTTCAGCACATGCGCGGCCTTGCCTGTGTAGGCGGCGAACAGAACGTCGCCATCTATGTTCTGTGCGAGGTGGCGGGCCAGCGTCGTCTTGCCTGTGCCAGCATACCCAAAGAAGTGGAACACATGCTTGTCGCCGTTGCGAAACCAGTCGTCCGCTTTTCGTAGAGCAGCATCCTGCTCTGGTGAGAACTGCATTCATACCTCCAAGAGAAAACGGACGGGAGTTTCCTCCCGCCCGCGTTGATGGTGCAGTTCTCAGAACGGCGGATCGTCGTCGTTGTTGCCGCGACCGCCGCCAGTGGAAGGTCCAGCCTGATCGGCATCAGAACCACTCGTCGCCACGCTGTCATAGTCAGGACGTGCGAGGCCCTCGTGGATCATCTTCCGGAACTCCTGGGCTTCCTTCAGAAGCTTCATGCCCTCGGCGTCCGGCGGAATCAGCGACTCACGCCACGTGTCGTTCAGCGGAGCCACGCCGTAGATGAAGAAGGTGCCCGATTCGTTCTTCTGCTTGACCGTGCTGATCTTGGCGCGGTTGGCGAAGATCGGCGGCCGACCCTTCTGGGTATAGAGCGAGGTCATCCAGTCCTTGTAAGCCTTGATCTTGGCCGACGAGAAGCTGAGAACGCAGTAGCTCTCGATGCTCTTGCCTTCTTCGTCCATGATCAGACAGTAGACGTAGTGCGTCTCGATCAGATCGTTGCCAGCGGGAGTCTTGAAGGCGATCCGCTTGCCCTCGGCATCTTTCGGCGGAATGCGCGATCCACCGTTGTTCTTGATCGCCGACAGGACCAGTTCGCTGCTGGGATCATGACGCCCAACGAGGCCACCGCCCTTCGTCCGCGGAACCCACTCGACCCACGACTCTTCCTTCTCGATCGGGATCACGATCAGAGGCTGCTTGAGGATCTCCTTGGTGACGGAGTTCAGCAGATCACCAGCCTTCGCGCCAGCAACGGTCTCGTCCTGGACTTCAGGCGAAAGCGATTGCAGCACGTTGATGAAGGGAATCGAAAGGTCCTTGATGGACGTGCCTTCGAAGCCTTCGTGTGCCATATCACCATAGTCGAAGGAACCGACTGCGGTGTTCTTCACGGTATCGACGTCTGTCTTTGCCATTTGCTTTTCTCTCTTCTGTTGATTGTCCCACTTCAGACCTCGGCAGGGACCTCCGCACTCCGCTTCCCTAAATCCGGCGCGTGAACCGAACGCTTGAGAACGCACTCAAGCGGGGAGCGTTATTCCTTGCGACCAAGCGAGGTCAGCCAGCCGATGCCAGCCTTGATCGTGTCCTTGATCATGATGTTGATGTGGACAGGCAGAAACACTCCGACCACAACTCCGACAGCGAACCAGAACATGCCTCACTCCTTCACTTTCGCGATGCGTTGACGGAAGATGCCAAACGTCTCGACCGGAAGGGCATCTCCTTCGGCAAGGCGTTCCTTGACCCAAGCGACGAGGGTGGCAGGGTGAATCGCGTGTTTCTCCTTGAGGACCAGCTTCTGGGCCTTGAGGATCGGTTCCACCGCTTCCTTGAACTTCTTGACACGTTCGTCATCGTCCTTGCCGAACTCGAACGTGAGGTTGCGCTTGACCAGACCGCCGTAGTCATGAGCATCCAGCCACTCGACGGCGGGTGCCAGCTTGTCACCAGCGACCGAGGCGCGGATCTCTTCCTTGATGGTGAGCGTCCGGCCATCGCCGAGGTCGAACTTGCCCTCGAGGCCCTCAGCAACGGCGGGAATGCGATTCTCGGTCAGATCCTTGACCACGTTCTTGGCGACTTCAAGTTCTGCCTGAATTCGCTCGACCTCTGCCATCGCAACGACAAGTTCATCTGCAAGGGCGCGAAGAACTGTCTTGATGTTGTCGCCTTCATTTGCCTTGAAATCGGCATACGGGTCGTCCATGGCAAGTTCCTTGGTTATGTCCTACCCGTTCACCTTACCTTGGCAGGCAGCAAAAGACAAGTTCAATATATCTTCGCAACAATCTCAGTGTATTCACCGTGACGTCCGCTCCATTGCAGGAACTTCACAGTTCCATTGTTGTAGTGAGCCGCGATAGCCGTGACCATGCCGATCAGAGCCGGATTGCCGATGAGAAGAAGATGATCATCATCCCTGAACCCAGACAGCTTCTCGTGGATATCTCCGAGAACAGTATCAGGATTGAACGGGTGGGCTGAGGGCGACAGAATGAACTCGATGTTTCCCCACTTCAACGCCTTGTTGATAGACGTGAAGCGGGGAACCAACTCCTTGCGAATCTGGTCGAACCGCATTTGCTGCTGAACGACGAACACGGTCATCAGATCCACTCCTTCCATTCATCGCCCTGAATCAACTGAGCGATGTCTCTCTTGTTTCGCAGATTTTCGACGATTTTCTCATCGACAGTCTGGTTGGCCACAATATCGATGTATGTGACCGGATGCTCGTCCATGCCCGCACGGTGGCAGCGGTCCTCGGACTGGAGGCGATCCACCAGACGGAAGCTGTTCGAGTAATAGACCATCACCTTCGCCTGAGTGAGCGTCAGTCCCGGTCCGCCCTTCTGGGCTGTTCCGACGAACCACTTGGCGTCACCTCTCTGAAACGCCAGCTTATTTCGTTCAGCCTCATCGTCGTCCACAGATCCGTCGTAACGGACGGCATCGCGTCCGAGAAGGTCCATGATCTGATCGACGTCATGGCGGAAACGAGCCCAGACAATCCCAGGAGTAAACGTCGCATCACGAATGTCCTCCATGATTCCAAGGCGAGGATTGCTGTTACCAAACATGTGAACAGGCTCATCCTCGGCGACAGGAACATAGTTGCAGGCGATCTGTTGGAGACGCAGCAGCTTGACGATGGGAAGTTCTGCCGTGATCAGGTGATCACCGATCTCCAGCATGAGTTCTTCGCGAAGTTCGTTGTATGCCGCTTTCTGTGCAGGCGACATGTCGAAGTAACGCTTCGTGTAGAGTTTCGGCGGCAGATCGAGAACGTTGTTTTTCAGAACGCGATCGCTGATCTCTGCCAACCACTCAGTCAGCTTGTCGAGGTTCTGATACTCGAGCAGCTTGTCGTAACCGGGATCCCAGCCGAACTGCTTCTGGTGTTCAGCGCGAGTGAACCAGAGACCGAAATAGTTTCGGAACTCGACTGCGCCATGAATACCCTTGTTCTTCCAGAACCACTCGTCCAGGAACTTGATCTGCGAATACAGATCGAAAGGCCCGACAGCGATGGGAGTGCCGGTCAGGATGCGACGATACGGAGCATACTTCGACGAAGCATTGATCGACAGAGTGCGCTTGGCTCCGGGTGACTTGATGTTGTGCGCTTCGTCCAGAACGTAGAGGCAGCGGCGCTTCTTGAGAAAGTCCCAGACCAGCTTCTTGCCTTCCTTAGTCATGAAAGCGTTGTAGCTGATGAGGAGAATGGCGAGACCGTCATGACGGAGAAGTGCGTTCATCGCTCGCTTGTGCGCCTGTGTCGCCTTGCGCGCGGTGCTGAACACCTGCACCATCGTGTCGAGGGCGAATTCAGAAGGAAGATGCTTGGGAATCTCGTCTGTGTTCCAGTTGCGCTCGACTCCTGGAGGAGCGACAACGAGAAGCCCATTGATCTTGCCGTTCGCGAACAGATAGGCGGCAGTCTCAATGATAGGCTTGGTCTTCGCGGTTCCCTGCTCCCATAGCAGGCCCCACGCTTTCCGTTCAACATAGTTCTTGAGGTGATTGATCTGATGTTCGAACGGTTTGATCGTATGAGGGAATTCTTCTATCTTCATTCTTGTTGCTCCTTTTCTGTGATAATCTTAACAGGCACAGCTTCTAATGACAAGCCATCTCTGTTGTAGAAAGAGAATTCTCTTTGAAGAACTCTTGACGCTCCTTGGTATGCTGCTTCAGCTTCACTAACTGTATCGAACAACCCAAGAAAGATGACCTGCCCTTTCCACTGAATTCTAGAATCATACTTTCCTTGTCTTTCGTAGACGCCTTTAGGAAGTTCTCTGTTTCTCCTTGGACCCCGATTCATGTTATTTTGTTCTGGGGTGACTATCCTAAGGTTTTCTATCGTGTTATTATCTGGATTTCCGTCAGCATGATCTATCCAGATTCCTTTATCAGATGGAAAGTATCCGTGATGAATGAACCAGACTATGTGATGATTGTAGATTCTCTTTCCACATATTCTGAGTTGCGCTCTGCCGAATACCTTCTGACCTTTCTTGGCGGGAGGACGATTTTTCTTCCAGAACAGCCCAAGAGAAGGAACATATTCCAGAAACTCCTCGATGATTTCTTTCTCTGATGGCATAACATGCTCTACTTTGATAAGTTATGCCTGCCAAGTTAAGCCATACCTAAAGCCCTGTAAACACTTACTTTTCTTTCTCTTTACTTAACTTACAGGACAAACATAACTAAACCCGCCGTGCACCTTTTGCTTCGCTGCACCCTGTGGGCCTAGCAACCGCGCCGTGCCTGTGTAAGTGCTGCATGTAAAGCCACCACAGCAAAAACAATGGGTTACGAGGCGCGGGTGACTCTACTTGACTCAACCTAGAGCCGCCCTGTCATGGCTTTCACAACCATGTCCCTCAGAATATCTCCCACTTCGATTGCGTCGCGAACACGCACATCTCCCGGCAGACAGGTGATATCCCACTTCGCCCTCTGCTTGATACCGAGCGTCCGCTCGACTTCGGCATGAGACAGAAGAGTCTGGCGGCTGACAGTCAGCTTGTAGACGCGAACGAGACCAGCGGTGAACTTCATCATTTCACGAATCTGCACCTCTGTCAGAGGAGCAGATCCCCAATTGAGCGGCCTCTCTTGGGCACCAGCCATCGCGTCGGCGGCGTAACCGATTCGGTAGCTGTTCGCGTTCAGAGTGTGAGCCGCGTAGAAGTTCGATCCGCGCTTGATATTGGCCGGAGTCTGCGCTTCCGGCGGAAAGTCGCCAGGAACAGTGAATCCTTGCCGAGAGCAGATGAAGTTGTAGGCATCTTTCTCGACATCGTTGACACCGTCGGCTCCAGCCGTCCAGTGCCATGTCACACCGATGATCTTCGACACGTCAGTCTCCTTTTCTGAGAACGCATTCCATACTGGAAGCGCAGTTGTAAAGTTGACTCAAGAATTGGATCTTCGGAGCAAGATACAGAGCGATAACCAGAAGCATCGCGAAGATCGAATAGATCGAGTATCGAAGTATCCTCTTCATGAGTTCATTCATGGCCTACCAGCCTTGATGACCGGCCAGATGATCTCAACCCAGATGAAGGAGCCCAAGGCGAGAATGATGCCACCAGCGGCCATGAGGGCCGTTCTCAGACGCTGCGACTCTTCCTTCCGTTTCTGGTCAACATAATTGTGGAACTCATTTCTGAGATCCACCAACTCCTGCTCGAGTTCTTTGATGCGTTGCTCTTCGTTCATTTCGCCATGATCCTGCTATCACGATCTTGATAAAACTCGACCACAGCGCCATGACGTTCTGCACAAGAAATCAACCGACCGCGATCTTCGATCCAGTTGCTTTCAACTTCAAGCTGAGTCAGAGGCCGTTCGGGCAGTTTCACGGGCCGAGAGCAAGGCCGTGTGAACTCAGACGGTGCTTCCGTCAGAACAGGAGGCTCAACGGATCCGATCGATTCGCCGCACGCTGTCAGCACCGATAGCGACATTGCCAGCATTGGGATCGTTGAACGCTTCTTGCATGAGAACCCGAATCGTGTCATTTCTCTCACTCAGCAGGCGTTGAAGTTCCGCTTCTTTCTTCCTTGCGGCTTCTTGTGCTGCCTGATTGGCGGCGAGCAGTCGCTCACGTTCTTCCTGAATCCTCTGCTCATACATTCGGACGGTGACATCAACGCCAGAACGATATCCAGAGGTATAGATCCAGTAGCCCATGCCGAGGATCACGATGATACCGATGATATACGGCAAAAACCGTCGCAGCACAACCCACGGGAGCATCAGACTACCTCCTTTGGACACCTGTAGACGTGTTGGTGGCGGCTGGCCTGTGCCATTGGCCACCAGCCCCGCGCCAGCGGCCCCGCCAGCGCGGCAAAGGCCCCCGGCAGGGGGTAGGGTGCGGCCAGCGGCCAAGGGCCACCAGCGGCCCGCCTATTGGGCGCGGCCTTGTTCATAGCTTGCTGCGGCATAATAGCCGAGAACCAATGTTGACCACAGGCTCGCGGCGATGCCGACCAACCACTGAATCTGAGACACTCTTTGGGCTGCTGCGTCACTCGAAAGAGCGAAGGCCATCAGCCCAAGGAGAGTGCCAGACATCAGAAGAAAGCTGTGCTTGGCGATTCGTCTGCGATTGTGAAACCGCGCTTCTCTTTCTTCTGCGTCCATCACGACCTCGAATAGAATGGTTGCGGAGTGAAGGCACTGTCGGAGTTATAGCGACCCACGCCCTTGGTGATACGAATCTCGTCCAGAAGCCCGCGCCAACGGTCGTTGGAACCAGCTTGGTTTCCACCAACGATAACAGCACCAGTTCCGCCGACTGCACCAGTCAGCGTCGTGGACTTGGCTTCCATGATACCGTTGATGAACAGACGAACCGTGGTGCCGTTGCGAGAAACCGCAAAGTGGAAGATGCCAGTTCCAAGATCGGTGGTTCCAGAGAGGTCGAACGATCCAGACGCCTGATCAACCGTGAAGTTGATATTGTTCGTCGGATCATCAGTGACGAACACGCTCCAGCTTCCAGTATCGGTTCCCGTGAAGTTACCGATGATCGAGTGGAAGAAAATGGCGTCGTTGAAGTTGGACTTCGCCCATCCTTCGATAGTGAAGTCACCAGTGCCGAAGTTGAAGTCGCTGGATGCACCCGCGTTGAGGAAGCCAGTGCCTTCGTTCGCTTGGTTGACCGCGAGACTGGAGGTCTGTTGTAGAGCGCCAGTGGTCTCGATCGCGCAAGCGCCGTTGGCAGTCAGGGTCCGACCGACGGGGCTTTCGTCGATGATGGTCGTTGATCCATCTGCACCCTCTGCACCAATGAGCAGAACCACGCTCGCGATGTGAGGATCAGCCGGAGGCGAGTAGGTCTGGTTCATCTCGAACGGAAGCCATGCGTAAGTCGCAGAAACTCTCGAGTCACCAGCGGTGCGGCGAGCGAATACACGGAACTCACAGTTCAGTTGATTGATGTTTGTCAGGTTGAAAGGAACGACGTATGGGCTAGTCACGCTCACACCAGAGAGCGTGGAATTTCGAACACCATTGACCATTACATCAACGTCATAGGTCTCTGCGATATCAGGAGTCTGAGCAGCATCATCTTCGATCGCAGCCTGAGTGACCAGTCTGTTTCTGGGCCTCCAAGTCAGTGACTTTGCAACAAAGTCGTTGATGGAAATTCCGGTGCGCTGCCCAGCGAGTTGAAGGAAACTCGGCCGAAGCGGACGGTTCTGGACGTTGCCATTAAGAACGATTGTAGACTGTGAGACCTGCGACAGTTCTTGGGCCTTGCGACCAGCGCGATCCAGAAACTTGAAGAACAGCGTTGCTCCTTCGGCAAGTTCAATCACGCCACTCGGCAGGAAGTCAGTGGACACCTGATAGACGCGAGTGCCGATGTTGTGCGTCAGAGGACGAGTGCCGAACAGACCACGATAGATGCCGCTCAGGTTCCAAGCGCCGCCGCCAAGATCGACAGCAGTTGTGAAACCAAGCCATTCACCGTTGATCCAGAGAAGACCACCGTCACCGTCACGAATAGTTGCGAGTGGAGAGCCAGAGAAAATGCTTCCGTTCGCGCCGTTGACTTGAATAGTTCCGGTGCTGTCAAAACCGTTCTCGATACCAGCCGTGTTGAGATACACAGCAGTCAGCACACCAGAGCCGACATACTGAGCATATTCAGGATCACGAGAGTCAAGCACTCCAGTCACTTCACCAGCGGCGAAGTCGAAAGCGTTGGAAGCCGCTCCGGGTTTCGCAGCGAGAGGGATATAGCCTACGCGACCGTCATCGATTGGATACTCGATCTGCTGTGCGAAGAACTTCGGCATCTCGATGACAACCGAGTTGACAATCGGCATTGGGTCTGTGACAGGAGCAACCCAAGCAGAGTCAGGCGGCGGAGCGAACACGGTGGTCGCCAGAGAGAAACTGTCTTGTAGACACTTGACAATGATCTTGCCATCAAGCAGAGAGCCGAGGTCAAACTCCTGAACTCGCAGAACGAGACCAGAGAAACCATACTCAGGCCAGTCCAGCTTGAACACCGAACCGGGACGGAGACCGTAAGCGTTTCTATTCATCTCCAGAGTGATGCGGAACAAAGGAACAGAAAGCTGAGCCCGTTCACGAGAAGCGATGTTCGCAGCCAGTGTCTTGTCGTAGACGAACGGCATTGAGATTGTGGTTGACCGAAGACGACCGATCATCGCTACAGTTGCCATGTCCTGAGAGATAGCGACTGCATCACTTTCACGATCACGCTGCGGGAAGGTCACCTTCACTTGGGCGACAACCTCATCCCAGCCGGAACGCGAGAAGTTCACGACTTTCAGAACATCGAGTTCGTCGTAGACTGGCAGAGTGTCAGGATCATAGTCATCACGAATCAGAATGAAGTTGATCTGACCGTTGTCAGGATCTTGATAGGCGATGGCATCAATCTGACGGAAGATTTCCTGGATCAGCTGAGTGCCATTGCTTTCAGCAGTCACGAGAACAGAGCAGCCATTGCCTTCATTGAACAGGGTAGTTCCGATCGCTTGAAGCTGAGGCACGTTGATGATCGCAGGATCAAGACCCATGCCACGCCAAGTATCGGTCATGATCTGGTAGATCGCTTCGGCAGGATTCATATCATCGCCGATCTTGCCGTTGTTCGGCAGACCGAGAGCGTTGCTGTAGTTCTCGAGAACGAAGGCCATCTTGCGAAGACCAGCAGTCTCGCCGATGTAAGCCTGATTGAAGACGATGTGCGCTGTGCCGAGATAGGCAGGCACGTTTCCAGCGCCAAGCTGGCTGACCAGATAGCTATCGATCGGGTTGCCAGTGAGGTCCAGCGCTCCGGGATAATAGGTGCAGGAAGAAGCGAAGCCACCGCCTTCCTTGTGGCCACCGAAGAAAGTCGGCTGATCGATACTGAAAGAAGTCGGAGTCGTGAGGTTTGTGGAGCCAGACCACAGCAGCTTATCATCACAGTAGATTTCACGCAGAGCAGTTCTCGGCCCCATCGCCAGAGCGAGGTTCAGACCGAGATAGTAGGTGTGACCTACTGTGACTGTCTTCTTCTTGAACAGACTGACACGAATACGTTCAGTGATCGGACGAGACTCGAAGTGTCCATACCAGATCGTGTTCGGGGCTTCCATCCGCACCTTGCCCAAGACGAGAGGAATGGGCGCATTCTCGGTCGCGCGAGGAAAGCTGTCAGGGTTCAGCTGATCAGGCCGTGCATTTTCGAACTGAGGCTTCGGCGCGAGCAGAGCCGTCAGCAGAAACGAGACCACGAAGAGTGCGAGTGTGAACCAGATCATTCGAGTGTGCTCGTGAAAGGATTGCGGGCAGGCACCAGAGGAAACCCACCGAAGCGAGCGCCATTGGCGAAACGAGTTTTACAGTGACCCTCAAACGAGTGATCACAGCCTTTGCGAATGGTAATGGACTGGCCGATCTCCAAGCCAGCGAAGCTGTAGCTGAGAGTGACAGAAGTGCCGACGTTGCTGATCACCATGCGAGATTCGCCAGATGGGGCGATCACCATACCAGCAGCAGCTTCATTGGGTGCGAACGGAAGACTGGCGACAGTCAGTTGATTTCCAACAATCGACAGCACAGTCGTAATGTGTTGGTGGGTCGCAGGATCGACACCGCAACGAGCATCGTAAAGAACATGATTACAGGGAGCCTGAAAGCGAGGCGTCGGCGTGTTGCCCTCGAGAACGTATGAGAACAGCGCGGGAACTCTCAGCTTCGCCAACCGGCCTTCAACAGTGAATCCAGTCACACGACCGTTCCACAGAAGAACCGTATCGTTGAAGTCGCTCTCGTGGCAACGACGCAGGTTCATGGTCAGGTTCGGTGGAGCATTCTCGTAAGCATATTCACGGACCAGAGGATGGTCGAACGGAATCTCGATTTCCAGCGCAGCCTCTGTCTGCTCTTGGGTTGACACCTTGAGCCGAGAACGCTTGATCGGAGTTGGAATGAAGTTCGAGCCACCACTGGTGATTTGGAAAGCTGCGCTCGTCATTCGATAAGTGTTGTAAGTCCCCGAGAACGTATAGAGTTCCAGGGGACGACCACTTGTTGCGCTGATCTCGTCGTCGTTATATGGCATTATTCATCCGATGATACGAAGCCGAAGCTGACCTCACTATAGTTCGCAAAGTGTTCCCAAGCAACCCTGTCCGTTGCTCTCACACGCATAAGGTAGCTGACCATCCTCGGGTTTCTGTAGGCTGTTCCGTTCGGAAATGCAGGAGTGAAGCCGATAGTCACAGTTCCATCGAGGTTTGCAGTTCTGGAAGTTATCTTGTGCTGAGTTCTCTCACCGCTAGAATGAGTGACCTCAATTCTGCTCCACGAATCGTAGGACAGAAGCAGAGAGTTCGCATCACCTTCATTGATGATGAAAGAAGATGCACCGTCTGAGAGTGGAAGCTGCCCAGGAGTGAGAGTGAGGTCCGGAAAATAGGTGGACATCAGAAACGACTTCTGGGCTCCGCGAGTGGTATCGAACAGAGAACGCCAGTAATCCATTTCATCAGGATCAGCATTGCGCTGAATTACGAACTTTCTGTTTCCACTGATCTTCGGATGGAAGTCCCTACTGTTCACATCACGGATGCCGACTTCACTGTCGATAACATCACGACGATAGGAGAAGTCTTCAGGCGCTGACGTCAGGTGCCGACGGTTCAACCACGGAATACCATCGAAGGTATCGATTACTCTGGTCGCTCCAGGTCGAAGCAGAGAAGGATCGCTGTAGGTATCAGCTTTGATCGAAAGCCTGCCAGTGACCATGTTCATTGTGATGCCGCTGCCATCTTCAACCAGACAGTTGAAAGAAGGCATGGCGACCCAAGCCTGATTGATGCCATCGATGTCGAAACCGATAGCAGAGTTCACCGTCACTCCATCAGGTTCAATGAGCGTAACCTTTCCAAGGAACAACTCTTCGGTCGTCGTGTTCACGACAGCCACGAACTCGTCAACTCGGAAGTTCGACCTTCTGGTCTCACAGAATATCTTCGTTGATCCGGTAACGCTCAGGCCGTTGACAGGAACTCCATACTGATAGAAAGCAATCAGCGACTGAACGACAATGTTCTTCCGCAGAAGCAGATACTGTTCGCGACGCTGGCGAAGATCGATGATCTCGACATCGAACTCTTGACGAATTCGAGGATATCGACGCAGAGCGATGCGCTGCTCTTGACCACGGTAGTTCTCAAGAATATCAGTCTTGAACTCCCAGATCTCGCGAACAGGAACATCAGGAATCAGATTGAACGTGTCAGAGATAGCCGCGATGACACGAAGAATTCCCTCCATGTTCTCCGTGACAAACTCCACGAGAGCATCGACAGTCGACTCTCCTGGGCCAATCTGCATGTTCACTTCGCGGAACTGGAACGAGGTCAGCACAGTTCCAGGTCCGACGTCAAAGGTCAGAACTTCGGAGCCATTCACCAGAACGGACGAAATAGTCTCGTTATCATACCGAGTGTTCCAGATACGGAACGGAATGTTCACTCCCAATTGCGGGTTGGTCAACTGAAGAACAGTCGGAAAGACCCAGAGACGATAGTGGTAGTCATAGTGCTGGTCTGAGGCAGCGACTGGAAGTCCGCTTCCGATCAAAGCCTCGTTGACTACCGGACCGATAGTTGTAGTGAACAACTCCGGTTGATTAGCCAGAGATTCTGTGTTGCCGAAAGACTCTTGACCAGGACCTCTCGGAATGTAGCCCTGATCAAGCGGAAAAGTCACATCGATTGTGACAGTTCCGTTGAACAGACCAACCCCAAGAGACTCTATCAAGAACATCAGGCGACCCTCTTATACGCGAGGCCCATATGAGCGGAAGTGACCACGTTGGTTTCCAGAGTTGACCAGTCTTTCTTGACCAGATACGGAAACAGTTTGAAAGTATCGGACGCGAACGTAACCTCATCACCTTCGCCGTAATCTTCCACGCTCGTGTTCCGAACTCCAGGAAAAGTTCCCAGGAAAATAGCACGGGCAGCGTTGCTTACGCCGTTCATGATCACAAGATGGAAAGGTGCTGTCGACAACGCTCCAGAATAGGGCTGAGCTCGAGCGCAGGAAGCCATCGTCGCGTAACGGAAACCTTTGTTGAGAGCAGATCCCGTAATGACATCACGGCCTTTGTTGTTTGTCCATTCAGCAGAGAACGAGGTCATATTGAGGAAGTTGTCTCTGCCGAGAACAGTGTTCACCAGAGGCCATCCGCTCGCCGGAATAGGGCTCACGGTTCCATCGATGATAACGACCAGACTCTGACCGACGTTGTTGTAGTATCTCGGAGAACTTGTGAGACCGACAGTTCCAGTGAAAATTCCGAGGTTCCTTCCATTGAAACCTCCGTTCCAATCTCTCGACTCAGAGCCGATGAAGCTGAAATCGTTTCCTCCGACATAAGCCCTCATCGTATTGGATGCAGCATAAGCGCATCCAGTGTGAGTCATCCCGTTACGATCGATCTCACCGAAGGAGAAGTGGCACCAACAAGAAGGATCGAGTCCGTTAGAGAATTGGACCACAACATGAATATAATCAGGCTTTCCGATTCCTGGATCAGAGAAGATATGCCAAGAGGTGAAAGTCCGCTCCATATTCGGAACTAGAGCAGAAGTCACACTTGAAGCTGCGTTCGTGGTCGCGTCTGGGCGACTTGTCCCAACAGCGAGACGAATATATCGAGCAGTTCTGTTCGCTCCACCAAGAGCGGTGAAGTCAGGCTCCGCCTGAGTGAACGTGGACCAGTCGACGCCCCGAACGACACCCTTACTGATCGGCCAGTTTCCACCAGTCGTTGTCCACCCGTCAGCTATCGCAAACGCCAGAACAGCGTTCATGAGAGCGATATAGTCACCAGAGCCAGTTGAATACGACATATCAGTCCTCCCGAACCGCAAACCAGTTGACGCCTTCACGGCGAGTTCGATTCGGAAAGATCCGATAATTCTGACCAGCGACTGTGATCAGCTGAGTAGCAGTCAACACGCCGCCACCTGGAATTCCGAAAAGACCGTCCAGGACTCCGAGGTTTCCATAGAGCCTGTCCTGAACGACACACGGAAATAGAGGCAGATGCCCCTGAACACTCGGATCTATACGATCGAAGAAGTGGCCAAGATAGTCAACCCGATTTCCGGTATGGTCTCCAGGCCAATCAGTTAGACCAGAGCATCCATAGAAGTATGGAGAAACCCAAGTGTTTCCGTTTGCAAGATACAGATTACTCACCACGTTGTTCGGGCGATTGCTGATGGAAAGTTGCGTTCCGTCCCAAAGACGGCAGACACCAGCGTTCAAACCCGGATCGGCGGCAGAGGAAAGTCTTGCGTTGTTGTCCCCGAAGACATGGGTGCTATCGTCCAGAGAAGTGGTCGTGCAGGCCAATGGAAACGGCCATTGATCTGGAGTCGCGAACACGGACATGAAGCCGACGTAGGCCGAAGTATAATCTTGAGTTCCGCTTCTGGTGATGACAATCAGTCTCTTAGAGTTGCAATAAATCCAAAAAGCAACCGGAGAGGAGTTCATGAGCAGAGTGCGATCTACGGTCGGAGATCCAATTTGGTTATTGAAACCGATAATTCCAGCATCGTGTCCAGTGGCATATCCGAAACTGATCATGTGAGTATCGGAAGCTTCTCGGCACATTCCTCGAGCATGAATATAGACACGACGAGAAGCATCGTATCCAGGACCCTGCCAGATGAAGGTGTCGTTGGACATGTCTCTGTGGGTAGAAGTCGGATTCCATTGAACGGTGAAATCAGTCCACGCTCCAGACGTTCCTGTCCGACGAGGAGCATCAGCGGCGACATGTCGAGAATACAGAGAGCCATCAGCCCACGAGAACTGACGAACCTGAGAAGCGGTCCACGTCGGGGCTGTGAACTGAGCCATCGTAGTCCAGGTGATATTGTCGTTCGACCACTGAACGCAGAAGTCGCGAGGAGTGTTGCCGACCGTGGTGTCAGCTTGCATTTCGATTTCACGAATAGTCGTCGGAGATCCGAAGTCGTAAGTCAGAATCCAAGGACCATTATCGATATCTGCGGCACGAGTATTCCCACCAGAAACGAGCAGCGCTCCAGAGCCAGTTCCAAGAGAATTGAAGGACCAGTTCGCACCGTTCGTCGCCACGTTGGCTCCACCAATCGTCGTTCGAAGATGCAGACGCTGAACTCCAGGAAAGTCGTCGGTCGTGGTCTGAATTTCCCACACAATGATCCGCCAATACCGAGCAGCTTTCGGAGCCGCGCAGTTCATGTCGGTTTCACCACGCAGACGGGTCCAGCCGTTCGCCGTCATCAACGTGTTGATAGCGTTGAGAAGTTCACTCGGAGTGCGGGCTGTTCCAGTCGCGAAAGGCATGTCTTACCCCAGAATTCGTTTGATGGTCGAGGCGTTACGGCTGATCATGTTGACCACGACCGTTTCACCATCAGAGTTGTCGAAGGCCCCCACAATATCGCCCGGCGAAAGCACCGCTGCAACATTTACCGGGGGAGATTGAACCACGGTCGTTCCGCCGCCTCCAGCCATCGCATTCGCTTGGGCTTTCTGTTGCTGAGGCGTAAGAATATCGACACGCTCATCAGGACGCTTCTTGAACTGAACCAGTTGGCTGTCGGTGGTTCCAGGCCCAGAAGGAAGAATAGAACCACCTGTCGCGAACCCGACCGGAGTTCCAAGACCGATGCCGCCTCCAGGAATACCGAGGAAGCTACCGAGCAGTCGAAGCAGAAGTTGTTGAGCCGCCAGCTTGAGCAGGTTCGCGAACAGTTCAGCGAAGAGTTGCTTGATGTTCAGCTTACCAGTTCTCGCGAACTCGACGATAGCATCTGCGGCGCTGTTGACGAACCCGACGAACTGACCACCGATCGCCTTCCCGAATTCGGAGACGTTCATGATGGATTCGCCGATAGCGGCCTTGAAGCCACCCATCAGAGTTCCGCTTGCAGCGTTCAGGGCGTTGCCCATCTCCAGAACAGCAGCGGCATATTCCTGAACACTGATTCGTCCTTGCTGGAACAGAGCATTCAGAGCAGTCATCTGCTCGATTGCTTTCTCACGAGGACCGACGATGCTCTCGAGAACCTCAGCCTGTTGACGCGCTGCCTCCAGTTGCTGAATGGTCGCAACAGCGAGTTCGCGTTCCTGATCAGTCAGGCCGCGCTTCAGTTCTTTCTCAATGTTGATCAGTTCCTGAGCGATCTTACGCTCACGGTTTCCGAGTTGCAGAAGTTGGATCTCTTGCTGCATAGCTGCGATCTTGCTGGCGAAGTCAGCTTGTTGAGCGCCGCCTCCTCCACCGCCACCGCCGCCACCAACGTCTCCAGGAACGATGTTATTCGCAGCCGCTTCTTCAGCAGCGCGTTGAGCAGCCATTTCCTGCAACATACGATCAGAGCGAGCGGTAGCCGCATTCTCTTGGGCTCGCTGAACGATCTGACTTCCGATCGACCCGACGATGTTCTCAATGCGAGTAGACTCGAGGCTCGAAGTGAAAGCACTCGAGAAAGCATCGCCAGCAGCTTTTCCGCTTCCGCCGAAGTTCGTCCGGAGATTATCGAAAGTCGCTTCAGGAATGAGTTCAGCGGCGTCAATCCCAAGGAGTTCGCCGACCTTGGTTCCAGCAAGACCATTGAACGCTTCGATGATCTTGTTCACAGCTTTGATGCCGAGATTGGCGATGAACTCCATGCCAGTCGCGAACATATCGGTCAACTTGTCAATCGCAGCACCAGCAGCAGCGGGAATCGAGTCCCATGCTGCATTGATACCAGCGACAATCGCAATCACCACACGAGGCAGGAAAGTCACGGTGTCGATGATCGTCGTGACCACCTGAGCGATCACAGTCGCTGCGGTCGAGAACGCAGATCCAATCGCGCTGCCGACAGTCGACACCGCATTCTTTATGAAGTCCCAGATAGGCCCAAGGAAGGGAGCCAAAGCCTCGCTGATCAGCTGGAGAGAGGCAACCGCGAGATCCTTCAGAGTAACGAAGCCGAGGCTTGCGAATTCGATCTTGTCGCCGAAGGCCACGATACCGATGACCAGTGCCGCGATCAGACTGATGACAGCGGTGATCGGATTCGCGGCCAGCAAAGCCCACAGACCGCCGAGTGCGACTCTCGCGGCGTTGATTGCACCAGCCAGAAGCGGGAACTGTGCGGCCAGCCTTGCCCCAAGCCCCGCCTGTGCCGCCTGTGCCGCGCCAAGCCGCGCCTGTGCGCCTGCTAGGGCATTGGTGGCCCCCGCCTGTGCCGCCCGCGCTTGCGTTAGCCTAGCGGCCTGTGCGGCCTCCACGCCTTCAACGATACTCAGTTGCTGCGTCAGTCGAGCGAGGTTCGCTTTCGCTGCGGAGAGCCTCACGAACTGACCAGTCTGAATATTTCGAGCCTGACCATTGCGAACAACGAACTGAGCCTCGAGGACCTCTTGCTGGAGCAGGGCCTTCTTCTGAGCGATGAGTGCAAGGTTCTGCGTGAGTTGTGCTTGACGAGAAGCATTCGCTGCAACCTGAGCAGCGGTGTTCGCAACGGTCGCACCACGAATGGCGACCAGCCGATTGAGAACAGCAGTCGCTTGAACAGCAGTCGCACGAAGACCGTTGGCGTAGGTGAAGATAGAAGTCAACACAGAGCCAGCGAAGCTGAGAGCGAGAAGCCCAGCGAGAACAGCGGCGGACCGAACGAGAAGATCGATGTTCTGCGAAACGAAGATGATCGCATTGGCCAGCTTCGCGGAAGCGCCAGTCGCATCATCAAACGTATCCAAGAATTCCAGGAAGTTCGTTCTCGCCACGGTGAACGCTTGTTCAATCGTCGGTTGTGTATTCGCGAACAGAGCGTCGATTTCGTCGGCCGCATTCTTGAAGGCATCGAGAATGATGTCGCCAGTGATCTTGCCTTCGGAACCGAGTTCACGAAGCTGACCACGGGTCACCCCGAGTTCCTTTGCGATGATGTCTGCAACGAGCGGAAGCTGTTCCAGAATAGAACGAAGTTCGTCACCACCGAGGCGGTTCGACGCAATACCCTGACCAAGCTGGATCAGGGAGGCGTTGATCTCTCGAGTGCTTGCACCAGAAAGCACGGCAGCTTTCGTGACTGACTCAGTGAACTTCAGAACCTCTTCCTGAGAGCGACCCAATGCTTTCGCAGACAGCGCGGTTCTGGTATAGGTCTGAGCCACACCTTCAAGATCGGCGCGAGACCGACGAGCGATAGCGAACAGTTCAGTCTGAACTTGCTGCAACTCGACAGAAGAGTTCGTGGTCAGACGAAGTCTGTTCTCAAGGTTGGTCAGCGCATCCGCTTGGGCGATCAACGCCCTCGTGATGCCGAAGCCACCGAGAACGAACAGTGCCCGCTGAAGAAGAAACACGCCGCGAGTTGCACGGTTCGCAGACTCACCGAGTTCATCGAGATTTCTCTTGATGACTCGGATACCTGATTCACGAAAGACGATATCGACGTTTTCTCTGACCATCATTCGTCTCCGTCATCATCGCGACTGGTGAAGACACGCAGATTCGGAAGAACAGAGCGCGCTTCAAGGAGAGCAGCCTCGATGAAACCGGGAGCCGCCTGAGGAGAGTATCCATCGTTCAGCCCCTTACCATTCGGCAGATTGCCGATGTAAGGAGTGTTATTGTTGATATAGATCGCGGTCTCGAGCCCACGTCCAGAGACACCACGAACACTGTTGATCCGAGCGAGACCAGCAGCGATCGCAGCGTTGGCGTTGGCTCTTTCACCAATGCCGAGTTTCTTGCCTTCGGCATACGGTTCAATTTCAGCACGAGTGGGAGCGCCGATACCTACGCGCCAGTTGGAACGAGCGCGACCAGTATCGACAGGGGTGGCGTTCACAAGAGCCCTCAACGCACGTTTCGCAACGGTCTTCGTGAAACGAGTTCCCGCGTTCTCAATCTGCGATCCGCGCTTGCGGATATTCTGAGAGAATTGCGCGAGAGTGGCCATTACTTCTTCGTCTTCTGCTGAACGTGTTTCATGTAGACCTCATCCATCGCTCGAATGTGCAAGTGCATGGCTTCGGTCTGTTCCTCGTCGAGGCCCTTCCTTTCGCAGTAGTCCTGGATCGTTCCCCACCAGATCGGTCCAAGACCCATGCCGGACTGTCTGGAGGCCATGAGATCCATGAACCCTATGTAGTATAGTTCAAGCCCCGGCCAAAGACTAGGGGCATTTTGGATTTTCTCAGGAAGAGGCAGGCCGTGTTTCACGGCCTGCTGAATGATCTGGGATTCGACTGGTCCTTGTATCAGCTGATACTGAAGGACCTCTGTCAGTTTCCCGATTCTTCCTCGAGGTCAGCGCGGCGGAAGTTCGCGATCGACTGAGCCTGTTGCTGGATATCGAGGAACAGATTGGGCAGCGCCCGAAGAGTCGCCTCGACATTCTCACGGGTGAACTTCATCACCGATCCATCACGGGCTTCGATGCCGGACTTCCACTCGTCGCCTTCGCGGACCTGCCAGTCCAGAATGATCGACTCGCTGTAGATATCGATCATGATAGCCATGGAACGCTCATTGCCCAGAGCGCCAGCCTCCATCGCTTTCCGGACGGGCTTGAGTTTCTTCTCCGCGTATCTCACATACTTGGAGTTGCCCTGTCCGGCGTGAGCGATGCGAACCCGGAAATCACCATAGTCCAGGAAGACGCCTTCCTGTTCCATGTTCGGGTCCGTCTCGAATGTGTCATACATTCCCATATGCAGTATCCTTCTTTCTGGCAGGAGTGAACGCGGCTTACGCCGCGTTCGGGAGGTAGTTGAAGTAGGTGATCAGGAGGGTGTGGTCCAGGTTCTGGGCCACGTCCTGACCAGACGCCGCATCCGTGGTGAGAGGCAGCGTGATCGGCTGATCGACTTCCACGTTCAGACGCCCATCGCCCAGAGCGATCAGCGGCAGATCGTAGACGATGCCGGTGTTGTCCTTCACGAAGGAGATGTCCAGCGTGACGTCCACGTTGTTCCGCACAGCCTGCGTCGCAGACACGTTGGAGAAGTAGGCCGTCAGTTCGCCAGACACCGTGAAGGTGCCAGCAGTCACATCGAACGCGCCGAGAACACCGACCGCCTTGTTCGGCGTGACGTTGTTGTTGATCGAGATCGTTGCCTCGGTGACGTAGGCGAACAGAGCCGCAGGGGCTTCATCCGTCTGGGACACAGTGGACAGCCGGATCCGACCCACGTCGCTCGACGTATTGTATTCCTTCGCGGTGGCGAAGGTCTGGACGGCGGTCTGCTTGGGTCCGGTCACCGAATCGCGCTGCTCGTTGTCCGTCGCCACGAAGGTGAAGTCGACGTTCACCAGTTCGGCCGAGGGAATGTTCAGCGTGAACTCGTTCGGCACAGCACCCTTCAGAACTTCGGACTGAACCGCGTTCGGCGAAGCGTCGTCGGGCGCACCGAGCAGACGCTCGACGTTGTAGGTCCGCCGCTTGATGAGAGCGCCGGTCTCGTTCCGCAGAACATCACCGAAGAAAAGGCGAATCGTGAGGCCCGTGCCAGTCTCCGCGGACATCGCCGTGAAGGACTTGTCGAAGGTCAGGCGATTGGCAGCGACCGAACGGACACGCTTGAAGCCATTGTTCGCAGCCGTCACGAAGCGAGTGGGAGCGGTGTCCCCGCCCACGAACACCCACTGTCCGGGCACGATGCCCAGAGTGGTGAAGTCCAGGGTCGTCGACGTCAGCGCCGGAAGGTCGCCAGTGACGTCAACGTTCAGATCGGCAGCGACCGCCTGATAGCCGACCACGTCGATACGAGCACCCGTCGGAGGAGCCGGTTCTGCAACCAGAAGACCCGTGGCCACTTCGACCGAGGTATTCGTGGTGATCGCAGTCACGACGTTCAGAGCGTTGTTCGCCGAGTTGGCGAAGCCGATGCCCTTGATCAGCGAGTTCACGAGGAAGCCAGCAGTCGCTGCGACCTCATACTCGTCCGGGTTTGCGAGATCGATGTCGACAGCGGTGACCGTCTGGCGTCCCTTGCGGCGAATGTCGGCGAACATCACGCCCTGCATCAGATCCGTGAGGTTCTGGAAGGTCAGGTTGTGGTTGAAGCCACCAGCCGCGTTGAGATCCGTGGTCACGCCCTTGCGGCGCTGACGGGACGGGTTGATCGGGTTCGGTGCGACGGTGACAATCTCGCCACCGAAGTCGTTGTAGCTGTTCGGCTCCAGACGATACCACGTCGGGGTGCCACCGAGTCCACCTTCACCGGGAAGCAGGCCAAGCTGAGCCTCCTGGGCATAGGCGAGACCGGTGATGTTGGAGTCGATCTTTTGGACCTGTGCCATTGCGGCCTCCTTACTTGACTTCGTTGTATTGGAACTCGACTGTCACATTCGTCTGAGTGAATGCACCGTCTTTTCCAGCTTCATTGATCCGGACATTCCGGAACCAGACCCCGTTGGGAGAGGACTTCCCTTCGAAACCATCAGCCATTACTTTAGCCAACTGATAGGATTCTTGCAAGCCATTTCCAACACGAGTGAAGATCTGCAGAAATATGATCCCGGTGCGTTCAAAGGCGCGATTGCCGATGCCACCGAGTGTCTGTTGACGACCAGTCACATGACGGATCGTTGAGACGGCCCACGCCGTGTCGTCCACTTCACGGTCGCCTTGAACGGCTTCCCAGAAGATCTGATGTCCAGTCGGAGTCCATGCAGCGAGAACCATCGTCTGCATATCATCAACGGCCTGCTCGAAGGTGATGTTGCTCATCGTCTGGTCCCCACGAACGCAAGAATGTTGAGGGTTCCCGGGCGGAGAAACTGATAGGCGGTCACGTTCCAGTTGATAGTTCCATCACGAACTGTCTGGTAGAGACGAAGATCATTCTCCCCAGGACAGGTGATGATAATCTGCTCACTGAACGAAACCATATCGATGAACTCGGTGCCTTCGCCCAAGGCGGACAGGCCGAAGATGCGAACTTGGTTCGGCGTCACGAAAACACCGTTGAGCTCGAGAATATCCTCGGAATCGACCGATCCCTTCCAAGGTCTGGAAGGATCGATCGGCCCGCCTGCCTTTCTCACGAAAGATATCGGTCGACCATTCTCACGAACCAGCCTTTCAGCAGTCGCTGCGAGTTTGACGTAGTCGACCATTACCGATAGACCCCTCCAGTTGAGCCGATCAGTTCACCGAGAAGCCGATCAGCCTCCGGATATTTCTTGAAGATCTGACGAACGGTGTTCGAATAGGCCGTTTCAGTTTCGATCGGCCCGACCTTCTCCATGATGCGACGGACGTCCTGTCCGGTGTCGGAGGTGACAGGATCAGGCATGAGGGTTCCGCTGATTGCGCGGAAGGCATATTCGACAGTTGCCTGACGAAGCTTCTCGGGAATACCGATGAACGGAACACCGACGCGGGAGATCGCTCCTTCTCTGGGCCACTCCAGCATCTGCTCAGTGGAATCGATTCCACCGATCAGCTTGTCATAGTCCCACTCAATGTGGTTTGAGATTGCGGAGCAGAGAATATCTTCCTGTTCACCAGTCAGCTTGTTCCGGACGATGATAGAGTTGGAACCAGCAGTCTCAGCATCGACCTGAGGGTGCGAAGCGAGAGCGGTCAGAACATTTCCGATCGTCACAGCGACGGTGGAACCGATCTCAACTTCTCCTGCTCCAGGAGCATTGTTCACGAAGGTCAGAGTGACTGATCCGATCGTCACACTGTTTCCATTCGTCGGTTGGGTGTTGAACTGAAGAAAGTTCGAAGCTGCGACGCTCAACTCGGTGAACTTCTTGTGACCGAGGAACGAAGATCCGAAACGCTTGTCGATATAATCGGTGGCAGCGATCAGAGCAGCTTCACGAACAGCAGCAGTCGTAGCATCCCAAGTGGAGTGCCGATTTCTGCGATGAAGGTAGGAATGAGCATAGGAGAGGCCAGCATAGGAGTTGGCTTCATAGATGCCGGAGCCGTCCTCTACAATCATGCTCATGGGAAGTTTCTCGCTGCGATGATCGACGCCTCACGGCGATCGTCCAGATAATGAAGCCGAGCCGTTCCGTTGGGACCAGCGGTGATGTTGATCTCAACTCCGCGCTCGAAGAAGCCGATCCTCCAGACTTCATTCGCGGCGAGGTTCGGAGTTCCAAGAGTGCGGCCAGTTGAGGTCGTGATGATCAACTGACCCTGCGAGACAGCGACACTTGAAGAGACACCGATGACCCCGGCCTCGGGGAGCGGGAGGGGCAGCGAGGCCGGGGTCTGGATCAGTCCGGCGAAGCGTTCCTTTCGGCTACGCTCCACCCGACGATCACGCTGGATCTTCGACTTCGCAGCTTTCGGATCCAGCGCCATGACGTTACCCTTTCACGCCGAAGTTCGGACGGTGAACACCACGCTGCGTCTTGCGGGCCATCGCCCGATCGATCGGAGCGCGAGGATCGAGGCTCTTCAGATCGACACCCTTCAGAAGCTGAGTGGTGGCGGCGTGTTTCGCAGCGCGAAGTTCCTGCTGACGCTTGATGTAGGCCATGTTCGCCTCACGATCGCTGACGTCAGGAATTTCGCGGTTGATGCGAGCCTTGGTGTGAAGCATGGCGTGACGGATGCGAAGATCCATCTCATCCAGCTTCTTGCGATTCGCTTCGACACCGCTCTGCTGTTCCTGGAGAATTTCCAGGAGTTCCTGAAGACCAGCGGTGGGAACGGTCATCAGGAAGCCCAAGAAGAGGTTCGGGTCCATCGGCTCTTTCTGGGCGAACTCGTCCAGCAGAGCAGAATCGATGATCACTTCTTCTTGCCGCCCTTCGAATACCCCTTGCCCTTCTTCGGCATTGGACTTCTCCTCTTCCACGATCGGGTTCTCGCGGCTGAAATGCGGAGCCGCGTTGATGATGTCCTGACGGGTGACAGGACCTCCGAGAAGTTCCTTCACAGCATCGATTTTCGGCGCGCCTTCGGACGTCCAGTGGTCGTCGTTCAGGGTGTCGAGTTGAGAAAGAGCTTCCCGGATATCCATATCACTTCTCCGTATCAGTCGTCAAGCATGACGATGTAGGCCAGTTGCAGAACGCCGCTGGCGGTGAGGTTGACGGTCGCCCCGTCGACGATGTTGGCGGCATCGACCAGCACGTTCAGGTTCAACTCGAGCGAGTTGTCCGTGTTGTCGAAGATCGCCTGCGTTGCGTTCACAGCGCGGACGCGGGGAGAGACCTCCGCCGTGGCAGCGCCAAGAGCGGTCGAGCCGATGATGTCGATCTCAGCGCCCGAAAGCGTGACATCGGCAGTCGGAGCCGTGCCGATGGAGAAGTCCCCATCCCACGTTGCGTCGAGGTTGGGATCCGCGCCAGAGCCAGCAAGCTGGACATAGGCGACAGCGCCCAAGAGCAGAATGTTGCCCTTGGGCAGATCGCCGATAACGGCAGTCCCCCAACCGACAGCGGCACCCGTGGCGGTGACAGCGACCGTTCCGCGAATGACGAAATTCTGCTTGATGATGTCCTGCTGCTGAGCAGCACCTCGGGACATCGAACGAGGAAGACCTTTGCCCATTGTTCCCTCCTGAGCGTGAAAGAGAGAAGGCGGTTGCCCGCCTTCTCAGTCGACAGGGAGGATTACGCCTCGCGGGTGACCAGACGGGCGAACTTGATCTGCTTCCGTTCCGGGTAGACCCGGTTCCAGGAGGCAGCTTCGTCCAGGTCGGGACCGCCCGTGCCGGAGTTCGCCGGACCACCATCGGGAACGCCAGCGCCCACGAAGGCGTGACCCGTCGGGTGGATCGTCCACATGACACGCGAGTAGAGGACGTCCTGACCGCCACCGTTGCCGCCACCAGCACGACGATCGACTTCGGTCGCGACCGGAGGCGAGCCGACGCCGAGCATGGTCGCGCCCGAGCCGAACAGCCACGTGTCATAGACCGAGCCGGTCCGGGGCAGGCCGTCATCGACGATCACTTCACGGCCGAGGAAGGTCGGAATGTTGATCTCGCCGCGAGCGTCCGGGATGAAGTCGATCAGGTTGTTCTTCATCATGCGGTTGTAGACGACCGAGTGAACAGCCACCGCGACCAGATCGTCCTGCGAGTCGCCCATCGTCTGAGCAGCGTCCAGGAAGGCTTCGGCCGAGAAGTTGGTCACACCGTCGATGAAGGCACCGCCGCTGATGTTGTTGATGTAGTCGCCAGCATCGTTGGCAGCGTTGTCGGCGATGACGCCACGCCACGTCGCGATGAAAGAGGCCTGGAGACGACGAGTCCAGTAGGCAGCGACGCGGGAAGCGATCGCATTCATGGGATCGACGCCGGCGAGAATCGCAGCAAGGTCGGTCGAAGACCAGGAGTTGTTGCGGTTCATCCGGACCGCGATCTCCTTGGAGGTCTGGATCTTCAGCGGGTTCGGCGGCCGAGCGACACCAGCGGGCAGCGAAGCATCCGGATCAGCGAACGGCACCGAGGTGTCGGTCGAGATGCGATCGGCATCGTTGTCGAGGTCGCGGAACGAGGGAACCTGGAAGGTCAGACCGCCGCCAGCGAGCAGCGTGTCGAGCGCTTCGGAGCGAGCGAGCAGACCCGACTGAACCAGTCGCGACTTCTCCTCGGTCAGTTGCTGCATGTAGGGCGTGAAGACTTCGGGGACGATAACGTCGCTCACCCGAACCGTGGGACCTGCGGCCATGTGAATGTCCTTTCATTGGCGCTGTGGAGGATGAGCGAACCCATGTTCTGCTCCAATGGATTGAAGCCACATGGCTTCAGTGATTTCGAACATACAGCACTTCCCTGCTCACAGCAAGGAAGTTTTGTATGGATTACGGCCAAAGATCTCCAGCGCCGACGTATAGCTGCGCTTCGGTTCTGAGACCGACATACTTCTGGGCTTGACCCGCTGCTCCGATATAAACCGTAGAGGGAGGAGCAGGGATTCCAAATAGATCGTTGTCCGCAATCTTTGTGCCGACATCGTTATCGAACTGGAAATTCTCATCCAGGCCGAAATCAGAATCGAAATTCTGTATTCTGGCGAAATCAGCCATGAGCGATCTTGCCTTGTCCGCGAACTGTTCCAGAAGAAGTAGTGGCGCAGTTCACGACAAGCATGATACAAGAATCGTTCGGAACTTCTGCCGATCCGTCTTGCCAAGTCAGCTTCGAAGGAGTTCCAGCGAGTCCCATCGGGACACCAGTTCTCTGTCTGGTGCAGGTGAATCCGAAGTTTCCAGCCGTTCCAGTAGAAGCACTCAGAGTCACGCTGTTGATACCGCGAATCTTTTTCCCCTGCTGAGCGGTAGGAATCAGAGGAGTGAGTGGAATCATTCGACCAGCACGAAGAGTGCCGCCGACAGCAACGACGGTGAGGTTTCCTGTCGTCGCATCATCATATGTGACGTTGATTGTTGCGTTCGAAGCGGTTGCACCGCCATCGGTGTAGACTTCGAGGAACCACTGAAGATCAGAAAAATCAGCAGGCCCTCGACGTTCTGCAGCGAGCCCAAGAGTGGAAATGTCAAGACCAGTAATGTTCTGAGCAGTCGTGACGTTTAGAACGAGACCTCCCATGTGGGCGACTCGATCATGAAATTCTACTGCTCCGCCGCTGTTTCCAGAGTAAACGAGAGCCCAGAGGAGATAAGAGGTGACCGGGGAAAGCTGATTCGCGAAGTCGATCGCTCCAAGAGTAGCCTTCGTCGGAACAGCTGGAGTCGTTCCAGGAATCGCTCCCTGAGCAGGCTGACCAGCAGATCTCCACATGCTGCAAAGCGTGTTCGCGACTTGGTTCGCCAAGGAAGCTTTTTCCAAGACGAAACGCGAAGAGTTGTTGGCGAGAGCGTTGAACGCCTGATCTCTTGTTGCGATGACCATGTTCTTACCCCAGAACCACGACTTCGTAGGCGTTCAGTGCCGGAGCCGAGGCGAACGTGATCGTCACGCGGTTGACCGTCGGTCGAGACACATCAGCGATCACGGTATCGAAGTTGCCGTTGTTGCGGTAGACTTCGACCACGACCTGCCGAGTGTTGAAGTTGTGATCGATGTTGAAGGTGGTGGCCGAGCCATCACCGATCACAGCGGAAGCCTTGCGCTTGCGACCGGACCAGTTCGCCAGCTTCAGAGGAGTGATGAAACGGGTATCATCAGTTCCCGTATCCGTCTCACCCTGAGTCGCAATCTCGGCGACACCAGCAGCGGTCTCCGTCGCAGCACCTGCGCTCGTGCCGAAAGCTGTGAACAGAATGTTCGAGGAACCGACGGTTCCATTCACTTGGGTTTGACGCCAAGTCGTTCCACCGTTCGAAGTGCCTTCCTCGGCGGTGACCACAGCCTGCTCGAGTTCCTCGAACGTGCTTGCGTCAGCAGCACGAGTCGCCGGAGTGGCAGCACCGTTCCAGACATAGATGCCGTTCTGAGTCTGGGTGGTCTGATCCTTCGCGAGAAAGCGATCGTTCACCGCCATCGTGATGCCGTCGATCGTGGCACCCGGAGCGGAAAGGTTGATGTTCGCAGTCGAAGCGACACGAACGTTCGATTTCCACGCGATGCCTTCGACAGCAGAATCGACGTATGCCTTCGTCGCTGCGTCTTGGGGGTTGACAGGATCGAGAAGCCCGATGACCCGAGCGCCTCCACCCATATTGATGTCAGTCAGAAAATCTCTGGCCATGATTACCTCGCGGTTACGGTCCCAGTCTGGGGATTGTTGAAGTTGATTTGCGCCTGATTGACAGACACATGGACGACATCAGCACCTACGACAATACCACCAGGACTCAGAACTTCAATGACTGGACGATAGCCGAGATTGTGGTTGACGACCCAAGTGGTGGAAGGCGAAGACTGAGTATGAACGTAGGGAAGAGAGGATCCTCCGGCGTTGACCACGAACGCCATCTGGTTCGTGATCTTGAAGACCCGCGCATCCAAGCTGAAGAGTTCAGAGAATTCCTGCTCTACTCTCATCAGCTGATCCTCGGTCCGACATCGACGACCACCACTGGCGTCGAGAAAGATTCGGTTCCTTCCGTGAAACGGATATCAGTCTGATAGCGACCAGCCGTCGCTCCGGTTGTCTGGAAGATTGTGATGACCGTGAAGTTATCGGTCAGCTGATTCACGCCGACGATTTCTTCATTGCCTTTCTTCAGAACAGACCGAATGACCTTGGTGTTGATCGGAAAAGGAGTGCCATCATCCTCGAATAGCCGAGAAACGACTTTGATCGTGTCACCAATTTTGAAGATTGGAGAAGTCATGCTGTTCCTCGGATTTTGAGGGATCGTAGCACAAGACTTGTTTTCAGACAAATTGATTTACATGCGAAACGACCCCGGCTCAATGAAGCGCCGGGGCCGTTCGTGTTACAGCGGCGGTGACGCTGCAAGCCATGCGTGGCGGTAGGCTACCAGACCCCGCCCCGCCCCTACACCATAGCGCAAGGGCAGGGCTAGAGCAAGGTCACTTTTTCTGTGCAGGCTTCGTCGCGCCGACGTGAGAACCAGCGAGTTTCGCCAGTTCCTGAGCCTTGGCCATGCCATGCTCGCGGACGATCTTGCCCTGCTCGGTGAGATTCCAGTGCTGAGCCGACCACGGGTTCTTGTCACCGTTGATGCCACCCGTTCCGCCACCAGCACCGCCTCCGGCCGAGGCAGGCCACCAGTGAGGCCGCTGTTTCTGCATCTCACGAAGCAGAGTCTTGGCGTCGACTCCAGGCGTCACGCCGGGAATGCCAGACTTCGTGATGAAGGTGCCATCCTCTTGACGCTCCAGAGCGAACTGAGCGAAGAGTTCGACGTCGGCCATCGCGCTGGGAACCACCTTCATCTCGGTGGCGATGTTGCGAACGATGTCGGTCATCTCGCGACGGAAAAGCTGATCGCGGAAAGTGTCCCGCTCGCGGGTGACGGTTTCCAGGAGAGTGGTATTCTCCCGAAGTTGACGCTCGATCGGGCCGACCTTCTGCCCAAGACGGGCTTCGACCAGTTCGTTCAGCTTCTTGTCATCGACCTTGCCAGAGGCGGCAGCCTCGAGTTCAGCGATGCGATCGAGCTGAGCCTGAAGTTCCTCGGGCTTCTTGCCGAAAGAATTCCAGGGATGCAGCGCGGCCTTGGCAGCGGCGTGATCACTGCGCTCCTTGCGGAGGGCCTCTTGCAGATTGTTGATGTCGTTCTGGGTCTTCAGACCGTTGATTCCGGTCAGAACAGCCTTGCCATCTTTCTCACTGAAGAGACCGCGGAAAGCTTCGGGAACAGCCGAAAGGCTGTCATACTCAAGTTCGAGCGGGTCCATACCCTATCTCCTATTTAGCCGATTCACTCGGCGGTTTCTGTTGTTGTGACCCTTGCTTTCCAGAGCGCGGGTTGTCCGGGTCGTCGTTCGGTTGATCTTCCGAGCGATCACCCGTATCAGCCTTGGCGAAGGGGAAGTCCTCCATAGAATCTTCCTTCTTCGCCTCAGCCAATTCTTCTTCGTAAGTGCGCTGAGTGATGCGACGCTTGCGAGCAAGGTCGTGCATCGTCTTCGCACTGATCGGGAAGCCGAGGTTGCGAGCCGTCGCCATTTCGACCATCGTCTGGCCAGTGAGCGGCATCTCGCCGAATTCCTTGTTGGGCTTGACCTTGACTTCCTCAGGGTTCTCGCCCATCCATTCAGCACAGATCTTCAGAATGTTCTCGAGAGCGAGCGCCCCCGATTCGACGATCTGGTTCATATCGGCCGTGCGGGCGGCGACTCGGATCCGCAACGAGTCGCCGCTCTCGCGTTCCCTGGAGGTGGTGTCCAGAGTTTGAGCGCCCATGGAACCCGCCCGAGATTCCAAACGCCCAAGGGCCTCACGCTGTTCCTGGAGACCAGCGGAGTTCACTCCGATATACTTCGCATCAGCACCTTGGGGCAGATCGAGACGAGCGCCCGCGCCGACACGAACCTTATCGGTATCTTCGAAGCCACCGCCGATGGTGACCAGCGTATCCTGACCCTGCATGTAGAGATTGTGGCGATAGTCGGCCTCGCCGCGATAGATCGCCATGCAGATATCGCCGAGATCCAGCAGCGGTGGATCATCGACATCGCTCGTGATATCACAGGAGTTCACGAACACGAACGGAATCTTCTCGAGAGTTCGACCCCGCCACGACGGCGCTTTCAGCTTCGAAGGATCATACATCTCTTCTTCGAAGACCGCCTGAACATAGAGACCACGAGTCTCGTTCTGTAGTTCGTCGCCGATGATGAGAACTCGATACTTCTCTTTGGCTTCCCATTCGAAGCCGGTGATACGCTGCTGCTCGCTCTCGTCCAGAACGACGAAGTTCAGCGTCTGCGGAACGATCTGCTCGACACGGCCATCGTCCCAATTGATCACTCGCTCCGTGACATAAGTCGCCAGATACGGCAGATCTTCTCCGGGAGCGGGATTGGTCGGAAGGTCAGCCATGATGCCGACGCGTCCAGTGATCAACTGCTCGGTGTTGATCTTGCGAAGAAGAGCCTCCAGTGGCTCACCCTTCGAACTCTTGATACCCTGCATCGCCTTGGGCATTTCGATGATCGGAGGCTGACTGTGCATCATGCCGATCGCCATCTGGACCGCTTCACGCACAAAGTTCGGGAAACGAGCCCGCAGCTTGTAAGCCTCATAATCCTTTTGACCGACAGACTCCTTGTTGGTCCCATATCCATCGATGATGTGAGCCTTGGTCGGAGGCAGATACAGCGCACCCTTGTTCTTGACCTGACGAGCGCCCCGATACGCATCGCGCATCAGCGTCCAGTCCGGTAGGACAGCAGAATACTGAGGGTGTTTCGAGCTGAGTGTGGTCATACTGTCAGAAATGGCACATTCTGCCGTTTCTGACAATTGTTATATCTTGCGATTAGACACCGGTGACAGTTCCGGATGACCCAAGAGTGGAAACGTAACGCACGAGATACCGAGATTCGTCAGCGACGTGATCTTCGGCGTCAGTGTTCACGTCATCCATGTCCTTTTCGTCCCTCGGAAGCACCGGAATGAGGTCGATGAAGGACATGCAGTGACTGAAAATGAACATTCCAGGGTTCTCACGGGGATAAACCATGAGTTTTTCGGGGTCACGAGGGTGTTTCTTGATGTTCGGATGAGCATTTTTCATCCTCTGACGCATCTGAACCCATCCAGTTTTGCGCGATCCGGGCCTTTTGTCAGCCGGAAACCACTGAATTCCAGGATATTTGAAGCCATCATCCAGTCGGACACGAACTTTCATGTCCGTTGCGATGCAGTTTCCGTTCTCAGCTACAAAAATCTGCGAGTCCGCGACGCCGCCCTTCACTCGGCACCAGTTGTTTCCACGTTCGCGCCATCCCCACTCGAGTTCTCGCTCCACGATGCCAGCCGCGATGTCAGTCGCGAGCATCTGAAGTCCCTCGTTGGGCTTTCCTGTGCAGCCATACCATTCCCGAACTCGGAACAGATCTCCGCGCATCGTTGATCTCCAACTTCCATCTCGGAGTTGGACGTCGCTTCCATCGGAGACGGCCCACCAGCCCACGGAGAAGGGCTTCGAGTCGCCCCAGTCGAACGATCTCGTTAGTCTCCAGTTGTCGGGAATGTCGAATGGCTCAACCACGTTCCACTTGGGATTCCAGACGTCGTCGAACATACCGCCCGCGACGATATCCCAGGAGCCGTCCAGCCATGCCTTCCGTTCCGCTTCATTCCGAGCCGATGCAGCAATCTTCTGCTTGTAATCGGGATCGGCCTCAAGCAGAGCGCGGTTTTCGTCGATATGCGAGTGGATGCTGAGCCGAGGAGGTTCGAGGCGACCTTCCTCATCCAGAATATCGCGCCGAACGATCATCGACATCGTGTTCGGTTTGAACCGATGCTTCACCCAATTGTGACCGGGACCATACGGGTTCGTCGTGGCGCGAACCATCCTCGGCATACCTTTTGTCGAGGATCGGCAGCACGAAAACATTCTCTTATAGCCCTCGTCCGTGGGCCAGTTGCAGAGTTCTTCCCACGCGATGAACGGATATTCGTGACCGTGATAGTTCCAGTAGTCATCTGGTTTGGCAAACTGCCGAAGCAGAAGCTTCTCTCCAGTCGGCCACGTCCAAACGTGTTCCGAATGGTTGAACTTCGCCTCCGGCCAGATCATCGGAAACCATTTCTGAGTCTTACTGATAATATCAGTCAACTGTTTATACGTTTGCCTGAATATGATTCCCTTCCAGGCGGCTCCGAATCCTTTTCCGACGTGCATTCCGAACGACATGAGAAGGCAGTCGGTTTTACCGCCGCCGCGAGTGCCTTCGAACAGCACCTCAAAGATAGGAGTGGAACTCAAGAATGCTTCTTGAGATCCAGCCATCGGCCTCCATACCACGTTGTCGGGAAAGCGCATGTTCATTTCAAGACATACCATCCGGTGAAGGTGACAAGCCCAGAGCGGCTCGGGTGTGGATCGTGAAACATAGTTCCAGATAATCTGTGCCAGACCACCGCGTGATATATGTCGCGAGGTGACTTTCCTGTTCGAATGACCAACTCCGGCCAATGCTCCTTCTCGCGAGGCTGAAACAGAAGTTCCTTTCCGGTCTTCCGTTCCAGATCATCGAAGAAATCGAAATTCCACTCACCCACTCCCTTCACGGGATGAGGAAGATCGATGTCCTTCTGAAGCAGAGTGTAGACACACGCTCGGAGACAGTCTCCGTAGAAACCCTTATCGTGGTCGCTCAAGATCTGTTGATCGAACTTGATCATGATATCTGCATCATCGCTTGCAGCGCCGAGATTTCTCGCGTCGTGAGGTTGCATCCACGCTCGATACGATATTCACGAAACCGAATACCGCGCAGACGGTCCAGCCAATCGTGGTCATTAATGACCACGAATCGAAACTTCTTTCCGTCCTCGAACCGACCGGTTTGAGTTCCAAGCTGAATGAAGGCGATCTGCTCGGAGTTGTCGTTTCTCCAACGGGCTAGACCGCATGTCGGAATGATCACAAGCACATCAAGCATCGCGTTTGATCCCAAAGAGCGCACACACGAGCCGCGGATCTCAAAAAGATCAAGGGCTCGTGTTGCAGGGTGCATCATTGAGGCCGCATAGACAAGCCTCGAATTCTACCGATTCCTCATGAATCGGTAGATAGTCCCATTCAGGGCAGAAATGCACTCGCTGCTTTCCTTCTGACTTCCATCTCTCAGCGAGCGCATTCTCATGAATCTCGTAGGACGAGGGTTTCTCTTCGAATTTTTGGGACATGCTAAGATCCTCCTCAGACGATCTTAGCATGGGGTGGGGTGTATGACAAGCGTTCGGTTGTCTTTCGAAGAATGTTCAGGGAAGCGGGTGAACCGTGGGGGAGCGGACGCGGGGCCGGGGTGCAATCGGCGGGTGCCGTTCGTGGGGCGGGGTGGCAGGGTGGCCAGCCGTTCGGGGCCAGCCTTGGCCAGCCCCTAGCGCCTAGCGCCTATGGCATGGCCACGGCCAGAGCGGACTGGATATGGGCCAGCATGGGGGCCAGCATATACCAGACGCCGACCACGGCCAGCACGGCCAGCACGGCGGGGGCCAGCACGGCGGGGGCGGGGCTGGCCTTGGCGCGGGGGCTGGCCTTGCGTGTAGCGTAGGGGCGGGGGCTGTAGGGGCGGGGCATGGCTTGGGCCTTGTGCTAGGGGTGGCAGGGTGGCCAGCCCCCGCGCGGGGGCTGGCCTGTGGCGTGGCGGGCCTTAGCCCTTGGCCACCGTGCCAGCGGGCACAAGGTAACGGCCAGTGTTAGCAAACCAAGTGGCGTGCTGGCGGGCCGTGGCGTTGGGCTGGCCACCGTTGGCGGCATTGCCAAAGCCATTGGCGGGCAGGCGGTAGGTGGTGCCGGGCTGTGCAGCGGCCAGCGCGGCGGCATACTGTGCCACGGTAAAGCCGTTGGGCTGTGCCTTGGCCAGCGCCTGCGCCACCTTGGCGCAATAGGCGCGCACCGTTGCGCCCTGCATGGCCTTGGCGGGCCAGCCCATGCCAGCGGCGGGGCTGTAGGGCGCAAAGGTAAACAGCGGGGCTTGCGGGGCCAGCGGGGCCGCAACGGGGGCGGCAACGGGGGCGGGGGCGGGGGCGGCCTTAGCGGCGGCAACGGGGGCGGGGGCGGTTTTGGTGGTAGCCATTTGGTAGACCCTTTGTGTTAGCAGGCAAGCACCGCGCTTGCCATGGACCCTGTATGGCCCCCAATTGTGGCAAAAGTAAGGCAGTTTGGACCGGAGGATAAAAACAATGCGTTGCCAGAACGGATGCAGATATTGATATAGATGAAGACATGAATATGAACTGGACGGTATAGATTGATGAAGATGAATACGAACCGGACCGTTTAGATAGAGGATGATGAATACGACGCTGCACCGCAGCATAGAGGATGATGAATACGACGCTGCGACGCAGCGGGCCGACGAGCCGACCGAGGGACGATCTTCGTCTTCATCTTCAGTCGTATCAATCTGCTCTATCGGTTCCTCATCATCTTCCTCAGTCGGCTCCTCGGTCTCAGTCGGTCCTCCACGCAGGAAGACCGACCATCATCGTTCGTCAGTGGGAGCCCAAGAGAAGCAGAAGTTCAACCTCTCGGCCAGGAACGTCAAGGGCAAAGAACGAGATGCCCTCTCCATTGCCTTGGGTCTTTGCGTCCCACACGCAGTTCGTCGCGTCCTCTGTGGGGCACAGGCCCCACAGAGCGATGAGCAGCGCCTTCATCAGCGATCACGACGGATCATGGCGCGAACGGCGCTGGGCGTTTCACAGCCAGCCGCGAAAGCGGGGCGGCAGACCGTGATCATGCCACCATCGCGGCTGTAGAGCGTGGTGAGCATCGCGACTTCGCGGCGCAGAGCGTCACAGGTGTCGGCCAGCTTGCCAACGAAGACCGAGCGACCAGCGGCGAGCGAGAGGGTAAGGGATTTCTGGATCATGGTAGCCTCCTTGGGTTCCCAAGGCACCGCGCCTTGGTAAGACAACTTTATGTCCAAGAACCTATGGATGCAAGTCATTTATGTCGATCAAGCATCGTTATGTCGAATGAGCCTCGTTCTTCTCTCCTCTCGGTCATCATCATCTTCATCGTCGATCATATTTATCGTCAGACGGATGATGAAGATGACCGGGAAGATGAAGAAGATGATATGTCGACAGACGAAGATACCGATTAGAACGGCTCTTCCTCATCAGTCGTATCAATCATCTTTGTCGGCTCTTCGGCAGCTTGCCCAGGAGTGACGTCCTTCGCTCGGGCGAATCGGCTCTCCCAATCGTCAATCGTCTTCATCTCAGCAGGAGCCACGAGAACACCGCCCTTGTGAGTGATCTCTTGCTCGATCTTCTCTCGGTATCCCTTATCATGTTTTTTCAATTCGAGCTCGATGAGCCGAATTGGAAAAATCTGCTCCCTGGAGACGATGTTGCCATTTCGGTCATAGTTCACCTTCTCCTGCCCATTGAAGACGAGGTTCTGATGATGGGCGATCAGCTTGTCCTTGTATTCCTCTTCACACGCCATCACAGCCTCGGCGAAGTCTTCATCATCCTCGAGGGCTTTCCGGACCGTCTGCTTGGAGACGCCCGCCGCAGCGGCACTCTCTCCCATTCGTCCCCACTTTC